ATGCTTGACCTGCTGAATCTGCCAGGCATCAAGCCGGTCGATATGCGCCACGAAGGCAAGTGCCTTGTGATAGTCGCTGAGCCGGTAACGGTCGAGGTGCCGTTATGTGGGGACTGCAACATCCCTATGCACAGACACGGTACGCGCAAAAACAAGTTCATGGACACGCCGTTGTACATGGAGCCCGTCCGCCTTGAAGTTCAGCGCCCGCGCTTTCGCTGTGAGTCGTGCGGAAAAATGTCCATGCCGGAGTTGAGTTTTCTGGATGACAAACGCCGAGCCACCAAACGGCTGGTCGATGTTATTCGGCAACAGTGCCTGGGAACCACCTTCCATGCTTTAGCTGAGCAAACCGGTGTGGCGGTGAACACCGTCAAGAACATCGCTCACGATCTCATTGAGGAACTCTCCCAAACCGTTCGTTACGAAACCCCAGTCATCATGGGCATTGACGAAGTGAACCTGGCCGGAGGGTATCGCTGTGTAATCACCAATCTGGCAACCAACAACGTCTTTGATATGTTGGAGCATCGAACTCAAGAGCATTTGAAGCCCTTCTTCAAGGATTTGCCGGATGCTGACAAGGTGGAATGGGTCTGTACGGATATGTGGCGACCCTTCAAGCGTTCCTTTGCTCAGTATCTGCCCAACGCCAAACTGGTGATCGACAAGTTCCATGTCGTCAAGATGGCTTCTGAAGCCTTGGAAGTGGAGCGCAAGAACTATCAGGCACAGTTAAGCAAAGAAGATCGCATTTACGTCAAAAAGTCGATTCGCTGGCTCACCCTGAAGCGACCCGGCAACTTGACACCCGCAGAGCAAAAGGCGCTGGAGGTTGTAAAGCAGGCGATCCCAGCACTTGCCATGGCCTATGACTTCAAGGAAGCCTTCTTCTGCATCTACGACGAACCCGACAAGCAGAGCGCTCAGAACGCCTTTGAGGCTTGGGAGAACAGCCTTCCACTTTATGGCATGGAGCCTTTCAAAACACTGGTAAAAACGGTACACAACCATTACGACGACATCTTTGCCTACTGGGATGCGCCGTTCTCAATCACCAATGGCTATACAGAAGGGCTCAACGGCTTGATCAAGATGTCCAATCGGTTAGGTCGGGGTTATAGCTATGAGATCATCCGTGCAAAGACGTTGTACTCCAAAGAAGCCCGCAAGGTTGGCAGTGGTATTCGAGCAGGACGAGGCAAGGTCGAGTATGGACCGCACATTCCGACATTGTTGAAGCAGGCAGAAGGTGGAGAGTTGGATTAACGCGAGAGATGGCGCGTCTGAGAATCCAACCAATGTTAGATTTTCGCTGGGTGGTGAAAAACAGAAAAATCCAACCAGAAGCAGCTTTTTTTCCGACTAAGAATCAAGGGTTAGAATGGATGAATTCCAACCCTAGAATGCAAATAGCCATAAAAAATAGGGGGGAAAGAATCCAGCAGGCTGTTTTATTTCATAATAACCATTTGATTTTTTTATAATCTTCCCAGCCGCTCACTCTTGCAGCAATCCAGCCTTTACCCGAAGGATAGTCTGGCGGGTGGTATTAAATTCCCGGGCAATAGCACTGATACTGATGCCAGCATTTAGGCGCTCTGTCACTGTTTGCTTTTGTTCCTCGCTCAGGATGGGAGGGCGACCGAAGCGTTTTCCAGCCGCTTTTGCCCTCGCAATACCTGAATGCGTTCGCTCAAGCAGCAAATCCCGCTCAAACTCCGCTACAGCAGAAATTACCTGCATAGTCATTTTTCCGGCCGGACTGGTCAAGTCAACGCCTCCGAGTGCGAGACAATGAACGCGAATATCTAAAGCCGCCAGTTGCTCTACTGTTTTTCGGATATCCATCGCATTACGACCCAGACGGTCAAGTTTGGTGACAATCAGTGGCACTGTTGCAAATAGTCGGTGGTGATAAACTTATCATCCCCTTTTGCTGATGGAGCTGCACATGAACCCATTCAAAGGCCGGCATTTTCAGCGTGACATCATTCTGTGGGCCGTACGCTGGTACTGCAAATACGGCATCAGTTACCGTGAGCTGCAGGAGATGCTGGCTGAACGCGGAGTGAATGTCGATCACTCCACGATTTACCGCTGGGTTCAGCGTTATGCGCCTGAAATGGAAAAACGGCTGCGCTGGTACTGGCGTAACCCTTCCGATCTTTGCCCGTGGCACATGGATGAAACCTACGTGAAGGTCAATGGCCGCTGGGCGTATCTGTACCGGGCCGTCGACAGCCGGGGCCGCACTGTCGATTTTTATCTCTCCTCCCGTCGTAACAGCAAAGCTGCATACCGGTTTCTGGGTAAAATCCTCAACAACGTGAAGAAGTGGCAGATCCCGCGATTCATCAACACGGATAAAGCGCCCGCCTATGGTCGCGCGCTTGCTCTGCTCAAACGCGAAGGCCGGTGCCCGTCTGACGTTGAACACCGACAGATTAAGTACCGGAACAACGTGATTGAATGCGATCATGGCAAACTGAAACGGATAATCGGCGCCACGCTGGGATTTAAATCCATGAAGACGGCTTACGCCACCATCAAAGGTATTGAGGTGATGCGTGCACTACGCAAAGGCCAGGCCTCAGCATTTTATTATGGTGATCCCCTGGGCGAAATGCGCCTGGTAAGCAGAGTTTTTGAAATGTAAGGCCTTTGAATAAGACAAAAGGCTGCCTCATCGCTAACTTTGCAACAGTGCCACCTGATATATTCCTGATTGCATCCCCCTGTGCTGACACTAAAGTTCGTCCACTATCTACACCCCTCCCGTCATCCCATCCCCGGATAAACTCCCCGCGTAAATCTGGCAGTCTGAGCGCCGGATAAGCCAGTGCCAGCTTAGGGTACTGGGAGGCGGTAAACGCAGCGCCATTGCATTTTAGCCACCCTGTAGGTGGCGTTGCTGACGGCCAAGGAATAGGCACACCAACCGGCAAAGCAGAGCCTTCCCCTAAACCAAGGTTTTTGACAAAGAGCGCCGGGTCAGGAATATCTGCGCCGTTCTGGTCTTTGGCCAGCTTCTCAGCCAGCTTGTTCAGGACCGTGGTTGCAAAGTTTGGATCGTTACCAAGGGCATCAGCCAGCTCTTTAAGCGTATCCAGCGTCTCAGGGGCGCTGCCAGCAAGCGCCGCAAGTGCTTTGGCCACGAACTCCGTTGTCGCCAGCTTCTTGCTGTTATCGCTATTTGCAGGCGTGGGCGCTGTTGGCGTGCCGGTGAATGTCGGGCTGGCTTTCGGTGCGTACTGGGTATACGTGTCTGCTGCCGCGATGTGTTTCGCAAGGTCTGTACCGCCTTTCTCAACCTGTTGTTTCAGGTACAGCGTGCGGCTGGCCAGTTGTTTACCCTGGCGGTTAGAAATTCCGTCTGGCCCGCCCAGTACGGGGTCGGAGACCTCAATCTGGTAGATGCCTTCTTCCCACTGCGGGGTTTCGGGTAGGTTTGCCATAATTAACTGCTCCCGTGGTTATAGCTGCCGTCATAGTTGACGGTGTTGTTGTAGCGAATAGCGACAGACTGATATTCCAGGCTCGCCAGATGGCAGCGGGCCGGAGCAAAGGCAGCGAGCGTCTGACGTAACAACGCCGCCTGATCGTTAGTGATGGGCTGTTGAAGGATGACGCGATAGACCGCCCAGGCTTCCGCATCGCCATGGACGAAAAGCCCGTTGTAAGTGTGTTTGCCGTCGTAGCCAATCTGGCCAGTGCCTTCAATCAGATCCACTTCGCCGAAGCCGAAGCGGCGGATAATTTCCCTGATTGACCACGGCGTCCCTTTGTAGCGGTGCAGCTCGATAGCGGATTTGATAAGCATGCGGCGTACATCGTCAGATTCCGCCAGCTCCCAGCCATCGCCGAACAGTGAGAACTGCTCGCCCAGCCATGGCAGCGCGGAACTGTCGACAATATCGACGAGATAGACCATCAGTACGCTCAGGTCGATGTTATCCAGCCGCCCGGCGAGTCTTCCCAGCGTTCTGAGACTGATATCACCCTCAAGCGGTGGCGGGAGTTGTAGCGGCTCAGCCATCGGACACCCCGGTCATGTTAAGAGTGATCGCCGTACAGTTTGCCCATTCGTTTTCTGCCACTACCTTCAGCACTGGTGTCACCAGTTCGACCTGATACACTCCGGAAACGGACAGCACGCTGATAATCTGACTGGGGACAATATCGCGCCCCAGCGTGGCGGTACGGGACGCCACCCAGTTCTGTATGGCGCTGTTGGCGTTGTCCTTTATCGAGTTGGCATCCTGGTCACGATAGATAGTGATGTTGGCTTCAATGGCGTAATCCACCTGCACAGGTGTTTTAGCCCGCACGGTATCAGTGAGCGGCCTGACTTTTTCGTCCGAGCAGAAACTCTCTACCAGCGTAAGGATGCTGTCCTCCGGCAGGCCGGTACTGAGCAGCGGATACAGTTCTACGGTGCCGGGAACCGGGGAGAGCACAGCGACGTCGACGATGTTGGGATGGGCCTGCATGGCATGAAAGCGGTATGCCATACGGCTTCCGGCGTTGGTGAATGACTCCGGGGCCAGTTTGATACGCTCGCGGAGCCTGTCATTGTCTTCCTGCTCTGAACCGCCAGAACTTGCCATCAGATTGGTCACCTGCAGGTCGACGTTATCAATCTCATCGAGCAACTGACTGACCTGCGCAGGTTGCCAGCCATTGCCAGCGGCTCCCGGTTCGGTACAGGTGGCCGTGGCATTGACCAGCAGCAATCCGGCTTTTAGCACCACGTCCGTATCGGTGGCAAAAATAATGCTGTCGGAAGCACTGACGCGGGTGCCTGCCGGAATCAGCACATCAATGGCCAGTGCCTCATCCACGGAGAACTGGAGAGTGGTGGTGGCAGGCTGCGCGGCAAGGCGGTAAACACCGACCAGTTCACCGAGGTAATCAATCATCGGCTCACGGGCAAAGGCAACCAGATTCTGTTTGGCTGCTTCCTGCGCCGCGACCCTGACCAGCATTTCGCGGTAGGCCCACAGGTCAATCAACAGGCGCTCAGCCTGAGCGGGGTACAGCGTTTTGCCGGTTGCGGCTTCGTACTGTGCAATCATTTCAGCCGTGATTTTGTCAGCATCACGTTCAATAAAATCGGGTTCTGTCAGCGCCATAGCAACTCCTGAGTCCGGGGCTGTCCGTCAGAGCCTTTCCAGCTCACCCGGAGCGTAAGATGTTCGCCATCGACGGCGGGTTTAACCGACATAAGCTGGCAGCGAGGCTCCCAGCGGCGGATGGCATCGACGGATTCGCGCACCACATGCGGAATAGCCCGGTCAATAGGCCAGTCGATATAAAGATGCAGATTGCTGCCGAACTCCGGGCGATGCGGATCGCTGCCGCGAGGGGTTCGCAGGATGATTTGAATGGCCTGCCAGATATCATCCAGCCCCCGGACGATTTCGCCGGGGGCCTGCAGAGCCGGTTGCCAGAATACGGAAGTTGTTTTCATGGGGGCAGTATTGCCCCTGCGCGGGAACGCCGATATTAAAGGCGTTTAAGAAGGTCAGTGGGAGTGGTGATTAGAGTTCTGGCCATCAGACAGCATGCTGCCTGTTGAGTGGGCATTGCCGTTGATTTCAAGGTTGCCGTTCACCGTGGTGGTGTCAGCGGTCAAATCAATGGTTTTCCCCTTCAGGGTGATACCTACCGCAACCTCGATTACTACGCGCTCGATACCGCCTTTGACCGTCAGCGTATGGGTCGCGCGGTTATAGCTGAACTCTGCGCCATCCGCGTATTTCGTGCCCCGGACGTTTTTGTCGCTGAACGGCGGTTTATCGACGTCTGAGTACACCGCCCCCAGAATGACACCATCCTCGCCGTTGGCATCGAGCAGCACCTCAACCTGCTCCCCCACGTCAGGGAGCCAGTAATCCTTGTTATCCTGGGTGTTGCGCTGCAGCACGTTAAGCCAGTTAGTGCGCAGGTTATCGCACTCAGGCAGACGAACGCGGGCCTGAACCTTGTCGGCATCAACGGCGCTGACCGTGCCGACCTGACGGGTGACAACAGACATTACTTATCTCCCTTTATTACCGTGGATGTGGTGCCATCGTATTTGTAGACGGTCAGTGTCTGGCTCTTGCCAGTCTTTTTACCTTTTTTCGCCTTGCCCTGCGTGACTGGCCCTCGTGCCACTTCCAGTTCTGTGATGTAGCCGCTGTTACGGTCAAACGCATGGCGGGCAGTGGTTATCAGCCACGGCCCGGATAACTGACCAAAACCCACCAGTTCAATTTTGTTGCCTGCTGTCAGTTGAGGTGTCCCCATCAGCGTCAGGGAGCCATTCTGCTGATATTCGTTATGCCTGGCCAGCGCCGAATCCGCTTTAATCCGGGCGCTGTCCGGGTCGCTGACGCGGCTGTTAACCTTCAGTGAATCAGCGCTGGTGACTTTTGCCAGTTTGACCTGTTTATCGCTTTCACTGGTGCCACCGGCAACCTCGTAGGCGATCAGCTTTTTATCGCTGCTCTTCTGGTGTTTTACCTTCGCGGATTTGTAGACGCGGTTGATGGTGTCACGCAGGGAAAAACTGGACACATCCTGTGGCTTCAACTGTTTTACCGGCTCCTGACCGCGCAGCGTGGCCAGATGAGAGAAAATCAGCTGGTCGCTGACCACTTTTACGGCATAACCATACTCGCTGGCCAGCCGACGCAGGAAGCTCACGTCCGTTTCTGCATACTGGGTCACCCGGTCAATTTTGATGGACTCAATACTGCCAACCAGCTTCAGCTGATGCTTTTTGGCAATCCGCCCGGCGATGGCCGCCAGCGTGGTGCTCTCGAAACCACGACTGGATTTTGTCCGCAGAGCGTTGTTGACCGACGTGGCCACGCCCCGGATAGCGACAACGGACGCGGGCGAACTCACCTCGATCTCGTCTATCGAGAACGTACCGCAGGACAGCAGCTTCTCGCCCTGATAGCCCATCTTGAGCGTCAGCGTGTCACCCTTGCCCGGATACCACTTATCCAGCCAGCGACCATCGGTGTCGTCCAGCTCCACCTCAATGGTATCGGACTCGCTTTTGATGTTATCGCTGTAGGTTACGCGGGTGACATAGGGGGCGATATCGGTGGTGATGTTCTTCTGCAGATACCACAGAGTGAATACCGGACTCAGAACATCGCTGACGCCGGTTAACGCTGATGCGGCCTGTACCGTGCTGTTTATCTCAGCCATGGGGCAATATCCTCTTCTGTGGTGGCTTCTTCAGCCTCGATAACCGGGATCAGTAACAACAGCCCGGAGGGCAGCACCGGCGTAATGGCCACGTGCGGATTGGCGGCAATTATCCGGGGATAGCCCAGTGGGTCGCCGTAGTACTGCCATGCCAGAGAATCCCACCGCTCCCCGTCACGGGTGACATGTTCAAGAAACATCACACACTCCTCGCCAGAATTTTAGCTGCCATGGTGCTTAACCCCGGCGACATCCGGGTGAACGTGGTGCTGGCGGAGTTGAGCTGCCCGGAAACAGCATCCAGCGCTGCCGCGATATTGCTGCCGTCCACGCCGCTCAGCGAAGACTGCGCCTGTTGGACATACGTGGCCGCATCACTGGTGGCTCTGGCCAGACTGATGGCATCAGGCATGGATTCAGAGAGCGCATTGAATGCCGGAACGCTCTGGCCTAACGCCCCGGACACGTTGCCCAGTCCGCTCATCAGCCCCGGCACGCGGGTCAGCGCGACTGCGGGGTTATCCTTCATTTTCTGCGCCACCCGAACGGCGCTGATGGTGGTCTGGAGAACAGACTGCGCCTGTTTGGCATAGTTGACGCCGTCGCGAACGTACTGCGCCACCCCGGAGGGAGAAGGTACGGCACCTGAGACAGCCCCGACGCCGGGAACCTGCGTGCGTATCGCAGGAGGCTGTAGCGGGTTCTTCGGGTCGCCGATGTACTCCCGGAGAGATGCGGTGGCATTGACGGCCAGCACGTTGCCTGTGCTGTCCGTCTGCTCGCTGGTCGCGGTCACGTCGGTAATCACAAACCAGCCGCGATAGTCACCGTTGCCGAAAACCAGCGCCAGCGCCTGATGGGCTTTCATGGCCGTTCTCAGTCTCGCCAGCTCCACGTCGGGCACACAATAATGCTGATGGAAGACCAGGCTTATCTGGATTTCGTCCAGCTTATCGCCGACGAACTGCAGGCCGGGCTTACCCTCGATGCGGGCATGTTCGGCATAATCGACGCCGAACGTTGCCTCGAAACCGTCCCAGTAAGTAATCAGTTCAAACTCAATATCACCCAGTACCGCAAACATTATTCGTACCCCCGACGTTGTTTCTGAGCCAGCAGACGTTCCAGCATTTTCTCCAGTTCATGCAGGCTCATATTCAGTGCGCCGGTCAGTCCGGCTGGCGCTGCGGTTTCTTTGCCATTGAGGAAAAACTGAGGATTAAAGCTGACCTGAATACCGCCAGACGCTCCGCCACCAGAAGCAGCTGCGCCACGGCCTGAATATCCCGCAGCCATGATTTCCGGCGACGGGATACGGGGAACATCAGGAGTCATCTCTGTTGCCAGGCGTTGTCCGGCAAGCGCTGCCAGCGGTGTGGTGCGCTGCAGGCCGATAGCGGCACCCTGCGCGATGTTGTCACCAAAGCCTATAAACACACGGCTCGGCGAATGAATGCCCAGCTTTTCCTTGAACCAGCCGCCCACGCTGTCGCCCATATCTGTGACGGTGGTTTTGAGCGACTCCCATTTGTTTTTGATGCCGTTTATCAGCCCGTCGATAAGATGGCCACCGAAGTCAGTGAACTTCGCGGGCAGATCAACGCCGAGATATTTCAGCGCAGCCGCAAAGGCTTTATAGAGCAGACCAACCGGCGACCAGTTAATCAGCAGCTTACCAATCCCCACGATACCGCCGTTAAACGCCTCTTTAATGTCAGCCCAGCGCTGTTTAAACCAGCCGCTGACAGCCCCCCAGTTGCGGTAGATAAGATAAGCCGCCGCCGCGACGGCGGTGATGGCAAGGCCGATGGGATTCATCAGCAACGCCCGACCAATCCAGAGAACGGCACGCCCGGCGAGCATAATGCCGCGAACCAGCCCACCTGACAGCACACCACCTAGTGTTCTGGCTCCTCTGGCGACGGCGCTGAAGCCGGTCACCAGCCAGCGCAGCTTACCGCCTTCTCCCAGCGCAGAAGCCAGACGCAGCCAGTGAGTCCGGAGCGTGACTGCACTCTCCCAGGCATCAGAAAAGGGTGATATGAGATTCTTTACGTCTGATGCCAGGTCAGTCAGTGGAGAAGCAAGCTCCATGCCAATGGCTAATCCCTGGGTAATGTTGTCCCCAAACTCCATAAACACCCGGCTCGGCGAGTGGATGCCCAGCGTTTCTTTAAACCAGCCCCCGACGTTGTCACCCATGTCGGTTACAGTGGTTTTGAGCGACTCCCATTTGCTTTTGATGCCGCTAACCAGACCGTCGATAAGGTGACCACCGAAGTCAGTGAACTTTGCGGGCAGATCAATGCCCAGGTATTTCAGTGCGGAAGCAAAGGCTTTATAGAGCAGACCAACCGGCGACCAGTTAATCAGCAGCTTACCAATCCCCACGATACCGCCGTTAAACGCCTCTTTAATGTCAGCCCAGCGCTGTTTAAACCAGCTACTGACTGCGCCCCAGTTGCGGTAAATAAGATAAGCCGCCGCCGCGACGGCGGTGATGGCAAGGCCGATGGGATTCATCAGCAACGCCCGACCAATCCAGAGAACGGCACGCCCGGCGAGCATAATGCCGCGAACCAGCCCACCTGACAGCACACCACCTAGTGTTCTGGCTCCTCTGGCGACGGCGCTGAAGCCGGTCACCAGCCAGCGAAGTTTGCCGCCTTCACCCAGCGCGAGCGTCAGGCGAAGCCAGTTGGCCCGCAGGAGCACGGCACTTTTCCAGACGTTAACAAAAGGGGATATAAGGAGATTCAGCCCCAGCTTGAGACCGATAGTGGCCATCTTGAAAGCGAGTAATGCTCCCACAACCTTTATGGTGCCGCTAACAAGTTGCGGATTTGCGGCTATCCATTTGCCGACACTGTCCATTAAAGGAATAAAAGTCTCACTGAGTTGAATTAGTGAAGGGCGCAAAGACTCCCCAATACTTATTGCTGTTTCGTTAAATGCAATCTTCGTTCTGCGCCAATGCCCTTCAAGAGTCGCATTCTGTTTTTCAGCGTCTGTATCTAGTGTGTTCTTCGCTGATGGACTATTCATTTCCTGCTTATTGGAAAGATACTTATCCCAGCCTTGCCGCATTGACAGCAGATGGTTGACGGTCTGAATATCAGTGAAGACTTCTGCCAGTCCGAAGGACTCCATCAGCTTCTGTTGACCTTCCTGGTCTCCCGAGTCCTTTGCCGCATTCCACTGTTGTACGAACGCTTTGCCTTTGTCGTCAATGAAGGCGTTGGCAATCATCAGCGAGGATTCATACTGCGAAAACCCTTGTGAAACTAAGTTCTGCATGGATTTCTGATAATTAATCCCGGCCTTGGCATATTTCTGAATGGTATCGTTTCGCCCCATCGCCGCCAGCCAGTTGGACATATTGGTAACGGCTTCTTCCGCAGAGCCGCTGCCTTTGCCGACCTCCAGGCTGGAAACGATCTGCATAATCGCTTCTTTGCCTGTAATTCCACGGGCAGCAAAAGCTTTGGCCATACCGGGCAGTGCCTTAGCCATGTCTTTCAGTTCAAACGAGCCGAGTTTTGCACCGGTAGCAGCCATACCAAATGCCTGCTCCAACTCTTTGGCATCGGTAATTTTGAGGGCGTCGCTGAAGGCATAGGTCATTTTGGCAAGGTCGGTCATATCGGCTTTAGTGGCCGTGGCCGCTTTACCCAGCATCCCTGTGAGCTGAGAAGCCTGATTAGGGGCCATACCATCAGCAACCAGCTGCCCTACACCCTGCAAAAGAGACTCCTGAGTCTGGTTGACTTTAGGAGCAATTTCACGAATTGCTTTGCCAATAGCCTGTTCTTGTTTTGCATCTAAATCGCCGGTGACGCTGATATCACGCAGTTGCGACTCGATTGACGCATATTGTTTGACAGAGGCCATGACCGGCGACCCTAGCGTTCGGGCGATGCCGTAAGTCTCTGCCCCCTGCCCATAGAGCGCCATACGGTTGGACTTCAGCGCATCACTGGTGGCCGAAACCGCTGACAGACGGCGCTGCTGGCGCTCGATTTGCTCCATTGTGCGACTTACCCGCAGCAGCTCACTGTTGAGGCGCTGCATCCGCGAAGAACCTAACTGGCCATAACGTTCAGTCGCACGGGTTAAGGCGTTCTGGCGCTCCTGCAGGCGTCGCGATGTATCGCCGAGGGAATCAAGGGCGCGTCGGGTGCCACTGACGGCTGAGCGGAAGCTGCTCCCGACAATGCCGCCAATAATGACGCCGACTGAAAATTCATTGGCCACGGTGGTTATCCTCTGAAAGCGGAAAAACGGAAGGAAAGCGTCTGAGAGGCATGCAGAACAGCCGCGTGTGGCGGCTGTTAAGTGATGAGGAGTTACTGATTGTCGCCGAACTCGCTTTTGATTTGCTCTTCAGCCTGCTCCAGCCACATCTCCAGATCGTCAGTATCGAGGGCATCAATCTCCCCCGGCTGAAATCTAAACCACCTCGCCAGCAGCCCCTGCGCCTGCATCAGCGTTTTCGTCGCTCTTGCCCAGCCCAGTGACTTGCTGAAATCGTTTCTGCAGCTCCATGTAATCGGCAAGATCCATGTTATCGAGGTCTTCGGGGAGAATACCGGTGCTACGGGCAATCAGCGGTTCGTCCCAGTCAGCCGGGTCTTTACTGATTTTGCGCACCTGCTTCAGGTCTTTGACCGTCAGGCGTTTCAGTTCAACCTGCTCAACTCTGGTGCCTGCTGCGGTGGTGAAGGGGTAAGACAGCTTAAAAGTATCGGATTGGGTCTGCGACATGATCGTGCTCCTGTGTAAGTTCAGAGCAGTATGTCTGGAGGTGGACGTGACGGATATTAAAGGGGATTAAGAAGAAAGGGGCCGAAGCCCCTGTGATGTCAGTGAGTGCGAAAGCCTTTGCAGTTACGCAGGAAGGCGATAAGAAGTGCCTTTCCTTCGGATTTTCCGATGCCGGTGAACCAGTGGTCAGGTGGCTCCCATGCCTCAATCAGGTCAGCCAGCTTCCGTGCTTTGGTGCGGGTGCAGTCAATCGGGTCATTGGTTTTCTGGGTATTAAAAAGGTTTTCCACCCCCGGAATATCAAGGATGGTAAACCACGTACCATTTCCCATGCCAATCGAACCACAGTTCCCGCCTTTATCTTCAATCTCGACGGTCACCGTCAGCCCCCGATATTGATGCGGTAGTCGGTCAACTGGTCAACGCCGCCGACGCGGAAGATGTTGGCCAGATAGTCCAGCTCCAGCAGCTCTTCACCATCCAGTACCTGCTTGATGTACGTGCAGGTGAAGCTACTGGAGAACTCGGCGTTCTCATGCTGTTTGAACGTCCCCAGCGGGTTCTTCTTGAACATGATCGTCAGGAAAGTGACCAGCGGAATTTCGTCAATCAGCCCCTGCGAACTGTAGCGCTGAACGCTGGAACGGCACTGCAGCGCCAGCGACTTATACGGGTTCGCGGCAGACAGCATCGCGTCGCGGTAAAAGCTGTTCCACTTGATCTCGCCCTCAAGCTTGTCGAAGCCTGCCGGGAGTTCCACCTTGCCCACCATCCCCAGCGCCTTATGCTCCTGCATGGTCATGGAGACGTCAGGCAGTTTGACCTCCTCGGCCCGGCCCAGCAGGTTAGCGCCATCCAGGTAGATGTTGGCATTCGTGATGCGGTTGATCTCAATCTTTGCCATCAGCTATTCCCCTTCAGGGTTAACAGGTATTCCGAGGTGATCTCGGTCTCAAACGTCAGTCGCTCCAGTGGCGGTGGCGGCGTGTATTTGTAGCTCAGTAACAGGTGACCGGCGGCCAGCTCCGTCTCTTCATTACGGGCCGGATCAAACCAGCAGCTGAAGCCCAGCAGCGCACCGTCGCCAATCAGCTTACGACCGTAGGCGTTGACCGACTCCGTCAGCGCATCAATCAGTGCCTGGGTAATCGGCATGTCGATGTACTGCTGGCTGAAATAACGCAGGGACTCGTTGATCACATCCCCGGTGCGGCGAACGTTTTCAAAGTTGCGCATATGAGTGACCGTTGGCCATGCTGCCGTCCGGTTGCCCCACAGACGCAGGCCGCTGCCGTAGCTGCTGAAGACCGTGGTGATACCCTGTTCGTTGAGCAGGTTCACCTCGCTCTGCGGGTCGTCAATCATTGCTGACAGCTGGCGCTCCACGCCGGTGATACCCAGAATCTCCTGGTTGGAGGACGACCACCAGTAGCCCTTGTCCAGGTCGACCTTGGCACGCAGACCTGCAGCACGCTGGCTCAGCGGCTCCAGCCGTTCGCTGTTGGTGGCCGCGTCGTACACCTTGACGTGCGGATAGCACAGACGGACGCGGTCGGAGCTGGTATTGAAGTTAATGGTGCCTTCCGGGCCACGCCCCGCCAGAGCCTGCGCAAAAGTGGTACCAATCGGCGCGTCGATGTAGGTCACCGCGCCCAGCTTCTCAGCCATGGCGATAAGCTCAACCGAGACGCTGTTCTGGGTGCAGAATACCGGGGCAATCAGGATCTTGGCGAAGTAGCCAAACAGGTTGAAGCTGTCGTTAAGCAGCTTCATGCCGGTACGGTTGCCCGCCGCGTTAACGGCACCGATGATATCAGCCGGGGTGACTTTGGTCGGATCAGCATAGTTATAGCTGGCCTTGACCGTTGCATCTGCAGCAATGCTTTTACCAAGGTTAGTAATCACCCCGGTCTGCGCATCAAGCGAGTAGTCCTGACCTTCCACATAAGGTTGACCGTCGCTGTCCGGTTTCAGTACCAGCTGCGCGACCACCGGATTAGCCAGCTGTGCCTTGCCCGTCGCCTTGTCGAACGTTACGTCTTCATCGGCCACAGCGGTTTTATGCACAGCCGGATCAAGCACGTTAATGACCAGAACGGTGCCTGCCCCATGGTCGTAGATCGCATCCAGTGCCTGCGGAATGGTAAAGCCAGTGAGCTGGCTGCCAAACGCCGCTGCATCTTTCTCAGACAGGCACTGCACCAGCGTATTGACGTCCCCCATGGGGGCGGTACCAATCAGGCCAATGACGGCAGACTTCACCGTTTTTACCGGGCGGGCACCGTTTTCCACCTCAATGGTTTCGACGCCATGCAGATAGTTAGCTGCCATGGGAGTCCTCCAGTTTTACATCGTTGTCGCCGCCGTTCCTGCGCTTTGGTGACTGCACAGCCGGTGTGCTGGCGGGTTTAGTCTCTTCAGATACCGGCGTCAGATGCTTCAGCGCCACCAGTACCTTCACATAGTCATGCTCCTCCGGCAGGGAAACATTCTTCCCCGGCCAGAGCAGGATTTCGGTTCCGTCCGACAGCGTGACGCCGCTGGCCGGGCCGGAATAGCGGTATTCTTTCATCACTCGCTTTCCTCATAGTTCACTTCGGTTAACAGCGGGCCGGACGGTAAGTCGCTGTCTTCGATAAAGACGCTTTCGGTTGCGAAGTCGAGAGCGTACTGCCACAGCCCCTTGACCTCACCGATAAACACTTCACGGGTCAGCCAGATACGACGGCGGCAGTTCGGCGGGGTGTAACCACCGAGGATGCGGCGGACTGCATCCAGAACGTCAATCGCACCTCTTTTACCGTTGAGCTGGCGGAAGACCACCGAGACGCAGAGCTGGATAGTCTGAGGCTGGATCACCGCACCAATATCATCGGGTTTGTCGAAGCGCGAACCGGCATAACTCAGCAGCAACGCCCCGACAGGATGATTCAGGCGGTATTCGGACGGTTTTTCCGGGAAGTATTCCACCTGCAACTGGGGCAGCTTCTCGCGCAACCGGGCCAGCACCGCATCGAGGACGGGCAGAACGTTCATCAGTATTTCTCCAGTAAGCCGTCGCGCCCGCCAAAGGTGGGGCGGCGTGCCCGCGCCCGGATTTCACCGGACTCAGGCACATCCTTCTGAGTGGACTGCAGCCCCAGCGTCAGCTTGTTGTCACGCAACCCCTCCAACTGGCGTCGGGCCTCTTTGTGGTCATCCTTCACGGTATCCGGGACAGCCCCTTCCGGGCGGCGGGTGTAAAGCCGGTAACGCACCAGCGTGATGGCAATGTCCCGCAGAACGGTCGGTATCTCTGCCAGCGGCAGGGTATAGCGCCCGCGCAGGTGGGCATCAATCAGCTCATCGGCATACCGAATACAGCTGTCCACCACCTCAGTTTTCACCGTCGCGGGCGAGTCGAAATCCAGCTCCTCGTTGGTGAGCTGGATAAGCGTCCGCTCAGGAACCTGTTCAAGCAAATCCGCGAGGGTGCAGTACATGTCACACCCCGCGCAGGATGCGGATAACGTCGCCTTCAGCCAGTGCCTCATCCAGCGCAATCCCGGCAGAGATACCCGCAGGGGTACCTTCCGTGGCGGCTGTCTGGGGAACGGCGCAGGCGTTTGCATCCGACTGGACGTTCTGCCCCTTAGCAATCGCGGCACCGGCCTCAACGGCAACAATACCCAGTACGTTGACCGGGGTTACATCACCGGCAGCGGCATCCACCTCTGCCACACCGAGCGCGACGGCTCCGGCCTGACAGGGGCCATTATCGGCACCGACAAAGCGCTGTTGCATAAGCGCCGCGCTGGCCGTCACGGTAGTGGTCAGAATGACCTGCTGAGTTGTACCCATGACCGTCTCCTTATTTCACGATGTTGGTGACGAGATACCCGGCATCGCCACCGACCACGGCGACTTTGTAGATATCGGTATAACGGCAGTACTTCACCTTGCCGCCGACGCCATCATATTTGTCCGCCACCGGCATCCCTTTACGGCGCAGGGTGTAACCGAATGACGGCTCATTTTCGTCGGCGCTGTCAGTGCCCGGCTGGGGTTTGCCGACGTAATGCAGCATCAGGTTGTCGCGCCAGATATCGGTCGGGACTTTGTCCTTGTTTTGCGCATCTTTCATGGAGGTCATGGATACTGGCTCGCCGATCACCACATCTTCCAACTGGAAAAGGTCTTTCAGAATTTCGATGGTGATACGCTTGCGCTCGTTAGCACCAATCGCTGCCTGAATTGCCGGGTGGAACTTCAGTAGCGACATGACGCTGGCCCCCATGGTCATCAGGTTCGGACGCAGACCGGTAGCGTTACGTACCGCTTCAATCCCGCCCTCGATGATGCCAATCGGATCACCCTGGCCACCTGCCCAGCGTTCAGCCGCAGCCAGCGCTTTGACGTTAGCTGCACGGTAGACGTTTTTGTCCTGGGCCAGACGGGCCGCATATAGCTCGCGTTTGAGGTTGACGCCGCTGGTCACACGGCGAATGGCTTTGGCCTCTTCGTTGAACATCGACTCGGCCTGCTCGCGATAGTCCACCGGCGCGGCCAGATCGTGTTCGTTGAGAACCAGGTCCAGCTTGCCGGTTTTCTCGCGTACCAGAACGTTGCTGTCAGCCCCTACGGCACGCTCGGTGTCGTACTCAACAAAGGCGGATTTACCGAAGGTCGGAACGGTCACACCTTCCTTATCGGTCTGGACAATGGGGAAGATGCGCTCACCGATGAACGCGGCATTTTTATAACCGCGAGCGATGCTGGTCAGCACCGGGTCAACGACGCGCTTACCCTTTAAATAGTCAGACATGTTCTCTCCTTAATTACAGGCAGCGGGAGACAGCAGCGTCGTAGCTGATGCCTTCTTTTTTCGACAGTTCCAGCGCTTTCTGATGCAGCGCCAGACGTTCCGGGTCGGCTTCAGCGAACTCCGCTGACGTCGTTTTGATATCCGTGCTCACGCGGTCTTTGGTCGCATGCTCACTGAAATTCAGTACCGGATCAGTGCTGTCCAGCAGCGTCTTAAACGCCGTGGCCAGCGGGGTGCGGGTATCGCCTTCAGCAAACTCAACCGGCTTGTCACCTGCAGAAACCGCGTCCAGGATGGCCACTACTACCGACTTCGCTTTGGGGGCCAGTCGGCCATCGCCAACCAGCTTCTCGGCAAAGGAGACGTTCTCCGCGTGCAGTTTGTCCTGCTTGCTCTTCGCTTCCTGTTCCGCCCGCTGGGTGGCTTCCGCTTTCAGACGTGTGTTTTCCGCCTGAAGCGCTTTGATTTCTTCTTCAGTCATGGTGCTGTTCTCTTGTTGAGGGTTGGGATTGTGTTCACTGAAGTCCGGTTCAGACTTCCCGGTGTCGCGGTAAGCCTCTTCGCGCAGGGAGTCAACCTGCCATGAAGGAAGCACCTTGTCGGTCTCGTCCAGCCCGAACTGAGCAATCAGAAAATCGCGCAGACGGCCCCATAAAGAGGCATTGGTGATATCACTCCAGTCGGCAAACTCCACGACGCCTTCTTCTTTCTCACCAAACGAAACCTGCTTCAGCCCCTTAATGGAAGGTGGCTGCGCCCCCAGAAAGCCGACATGACGCAGATAAAGCGTGCCGGGCTTCGGGTTGTTCGGTGAGTCAGGGAGATAGAACGAGGCTGAAACCTTTTTGAAGCGCCCGTTGCCCACCAGTTCGGCAAATTGCGGGTCGAGCTGGTCAGGCTCAGCCAGCAGATCGCCGCCGTTAAGCGACAGGGATTTCACCCAGCCCCACGCCGGGTCTTCCGTTTTGGGGTGGCCAATAACGAGTGGTGCTTCATGGACGGACGGGTCATAGGCTTTCACGCAGGCGGCAAGATCGCTTTGCGTGAACGGCAGTTTCGTGCCGTGCATATCGGTATGAGTACCGGCTTTAAAAATGTGAATGGCTGGCATTTTGCTGTCCCGCGTTACGTTGTCGGGGACAGTCTGTGGAAAAAGCGTCAGCAGCGCTTTTAATCTGCTTTAGAAAAAATCGGGGGTATCAGTACGGGGAATGTCACGCTGCGGGCGAATAGTGGTGCGAAGCGGGGGCTGTAAAGCCTTTATAAAGGTAATACAGCCCCTCAGCGGCTGGCAATGATAAATCACCCGCCTGCAGAGACAAAACTCAGCGACGGGCCGCTGCTTCAAGATGGCGGACAATCGTATCGAGGATGGGGACAACCACTTCAGGCTGCAGCTCACCGTCCCCCGTCAGCGGCAGGAACGGACGGGCAGGAAGTTCAACGGACTCATTACGTCCCGTTTTACCACCGAACTGGTGAATCGGCCCATAAACGACATTAGTGCCAACCGCTGCCTGCCGGTCATCATGGTCGGTTGATACTGACCCCATCAGACGCCCTGTATCCTGCAGCGTTTGCCCGTCGCGCTCCTGCGCTGCCAGCGAGGGAGTCCACCCCGGACGCCCCTCATCGAGAAAGTTAAACTGCGTTTCCGCCAGCAGGGTTCCGGCGATTTTGCGCATCGCGGGTTCCAGGTCTGTGGCAGCCAGGTCCAGCGCACGGAGGCTCCGGCGCAGGGATTCATCGTTAATGGTGACATTGACCAGGTTATCGGAAGCCATCGTTATCCTCTCAGTTCCTGCTGTGCCAGCGGCTGAAGCGTACCCTGATAGCGGGCAAGGTCGGGACGGTATGCAGCCCCCGGCGCATAAGACCAGCCGACGTCGGTGGCCACCTTCGTGGTGCCGGTATTGAAGGTGGCGACGTTCTGCATCTCGCCTGTTTTCTCTGAGACCAGCTTCAGCTCCCATCCCATGGCTGAGCCAGAACCTGACACCTTCAGGCCACGGGCACGCACATCCGCCGCGCTCAGGGCAATGACACCACAGCGGCAGCGCCAGCCGTTCGGCGGGTAGAACGCCTGCCAGAACGGGTCATCATAGCGCAGCACCAGACCATGCAGCGCCAGATGGCTCTTGCGGGTATGGCTGTCGTTGATGCCGGTATACATCCAGTACGGCCTGTCGTCGACGTTCTCCATCTGCTCCGCCCAGCGACCGGCACTGTAGAGTACGGACATATTGGTACGAAAGATGGTGTCGAGCCGCCACGGGCTGCCCTGCTGGATGGTGACCGGCTCGCCCGTTACCGGGTCTGTGGTGTCACGTGGCCCCCACCATCCCTTGCGCTGCAGCTCCGGCTCCAGCTGCTGGCGGAACCAGCGGTCAGTCTTACCCTCATCCAGTGCCTGCTGCAGGGCGCTCCTGATATCTTCCAGGATATCAAGGCGGGTCACTTTGGCGACGGTAAAGGCGCGGGCATGGGCATCCTGCCACATCTCCTCCCAGTCCCACGTAAAGCTATACCCTTTGGACTTCAGGTAACTGATAGCCCGTTTGGGGGGCAACGTCATGCAGTACGCCAGTTCAGCCGTTGTCACGCTCATGCAGACGCCCCCAGACAGTTGCAACAAACATAATCCGTGCCAGCCGTTCCTGCAGGTCTTCAGCGTTCATCTGAGGGTACAGCTCGGCCAGTTCGCCCAGCAGCTCAGACGGGTTGACGCCATCTTCAACCCGCTTAAACAGAGGAGCCAGTACGGGTTCCAGCGTGCCATTTAACGCGCCTCCGTTCATCAGAATATCCAGCGCGTCGTCCAGGGCCTGCTGTGCCTGAATATCGGCATCAATGGCCTCGGCAAATGACAGCGGCAGCATGTTCTTCTGGCGTTCTGACGGTGGTGTCTCGTCAATATCGCCGTCCTGCAGCTGGTACTCACGCTTGAAGTATTGCGGGGTGAAGACCACACCGGCGCGGCTGAGTTTCTCGTCGCGGGTTGCCTGCGTAACGCCGACCGTTCCCTGTTCCCACATCTTCCAGACGGGGCTGGCCACATCGCCAAAGTTCATTGATACCGCCATCCTGATGGCCTGATTCACCGCGCTTTCCACGATATCAGCGTCAGCGTCACGGATATCATCGGTGACCTCCAGTCCGGCCTGCGCGGAGGCGCGGTTACTGTTGGCCTCGGTGGTCTGATTCTGCCCCAGCAGGGCGATGGAGATTTCACTGCGGGCAAGCGTTATCAGGTTCTGATAAATATTGCTGCTGTCGGCCTTGCCTGCGGCCTCCTTAATTTCAATAGAGGAATCGTCAGGGATAGCGGCCACCGCGTCTTCCACCATTGCCTCCATGGAATCCAGCAGCAGGTCAATCTCACCCTGGGCCGTCCCGCGTGGATGCTTGCCGATAACCCACGGTGAGCCGTACTTCTCGGCAAAGCGCACCCAGAATTTCATGCCGCCTTTTTTGAAGGTCACGGGCCAGAAGCACATCGACAAATCAGGGAAGCCATACGGGTTGTCGTAGGTCGCGTCCTGACGCGGTACCACGAACTTGTTCAGCGGTACCGGCTCGCCTTCAAGCCCGGCGTCTTTAGCACGAAAGCGCAGCAGATTGTCATTGTCGAACTGAAACCACTCCGGTGGCTTGCCCACGATATCTGCGATGCCCCAGGATTTAACAGAGCGTCCCCACATGACCTCACAGGGCTGATACCCGTAGAGAACGGCGTCGGTCATCTCGCCGATGATGCGGGACAAATCCAGATCGTCGAGCATATCCCGGATGAAGCTGAATACCCGCGCCGGGGCATGACCGCGCTCAAGACCACGCTCCAGCGACTTGACCGCCGCCTTACGCCTGCGGATGCAGCCGCCGACCAGCGGGTCGGTACGCAGCTCGCGATAGATGCGGATATCCCGGCCCTGAGATTTCAGAATGGGGTCAGGGTTAGGCAGGTACATCCCCAGCCCGAAGAAGTCGATAGAGCGGCTGCGCGAGGCGATCTGCTCCGTCAGCGTTTTATTGGGTTCGGCAAATTTGACGAACTCACTGGGTGAAACCCAGAGTCCACGGGCCATCAGTAATCCTCCAGCATACGGGCCGCCTGACGACGACGGCGTGAGCTTGCCTTCACCGGCCCTTTGTTAATTTCACGGCTGGCGAAGTACGCCAGCGCCAGTGCGATGGCTGAATCCCCGTGACGCTTGCCACTGTCAGACTTCGCTTTTGAGCGCTGTTCCGGCACGCGGGGAACGCCGTTTACCACCTGAACGGCCCGCAGGTCATCCAGCGTGTCTTCATCCTTCGGTAAATCCACCAGGTTGCCATCTTCCAGCGCAGCCTTGACCGGCGGCATATGCTCGCGATACCAGTTTTCAGTTGGCATCACCTGCTTAACCCGGCTGGAGCCGTAGCGCTGCATGGCGTATTCGGCGAGGTAAGAGCCGTTACCACGGGCATCAAGCGCCGCGCCCATCAGGTTTGGCAGGCCATCCATCAGGTACCAGGCGATTTGCTCCTGCTGTTTGAACGGCACGTTGCGCAGCTCCAGCACGAACGGCACGCGGCGAACCAGGTTCTTCTCCTGCAGCAGGGGATAGTCCACCGACAGGTCACCGCTGCGGCCAAAGTCGCGCCCCAGGAAAGAACGAGCGTCAGCGGGGAGCGCCTCCAGCAACGGCTTCAGATGCGTATCAAGCCACTCCTGCGTCTCGCTCCAGCGGACGTCGTCGGGCTTCAGCTCGTAACCCTCCGGGCAGGTCAGGCGCAACACCGGCGTGCCAGCCGACATACGGGACTCAATCAGGGCGCGGGACAGCCAGGCTCCGCCACCGTTAGCCGGAACACAGTCAAGCTCCTCCGATGCACCGGCACCGTAGAATTTGTACACCGATGCCATCCACGCCTGCTCGGACGCTTGCGACCATTCTTTCCCGGTACGCAGGCAGACCCGGTGGAACAGTCCCTCCGACACGGCCTCCTGGAAAGTAATGCGGTGTACGCTGCCCCCCTGACGCCCGGCCCGGATATCTCCGATAAGCGTATTGAACGGGTTATCATCACCGTCATGGGTGGAAATAACACGCACTTTACCGCCCCAGATAAGCATCGCCAGCGCCGCCTTCAGCAGTTCGTCCAGTTGCTCATGGAACGCCGCTTCGTCGATAACGATAATGCCCTGACGGCCACGCAGGTTAGACGGACGGCTGGAGAGCGCGACGACACGAAAGCCGGAGTCAGGGAATTTGATGGTGTAGGTCTTGATATGCTTGTCGTCTTCGTCCTCTTCCCAGAAACCCTCTTCGATTTCGCTGGCGGCATAGTTGAATGCCCGCGCCCACATCGCACACGCCTGGATATATTCGACGGTCATGTCCTGGTTATAAGCGATGTAATACACGTTCATCCCGCCCGCAGGCGCTGAAGAGGCTGCGGTCAGCACATCATCGGACGCCTCAGCCCAGGTGATACCGGTACGGCGGCTCTTCTCAATCACTTTCAGCGGAGAGGTGTCAGCCACCCAGCGCTGCTGGTAGGGCATCAGAACGGCGGGGATATCCAGCGCCGAGGTATCAGGCAAAACGGGAGCAAGCTGGCTCATGTGGCAATCCCCAGAATTTCACGGCGCAACGCCTGTACTGCATCGGTGGACAGACCACCCTTACGGGCAATCTTCTCGGCGTTGCTGGCAGCCTGCTGCGCTCTGGCCCGGACTTCGGACTGGAACTTCTTGAGGTTGACGGACGCGCGGGACAGCGTGGCCACGTTCTTCGCCACCTTCGACAGCAGCGCCACGCGCTCTTTGGGGTCGACTTCGCCTTCTTCCGCTTCCTGCAGCTGGACAATACTCTCGAACAGTTCGGTCTGAATCAGGGCGATCACCGCCTCCGAACGCGCATCCTGATCGTCAGCCGCACCTTCGGTCAGCATCCGGGCCGCTTCGGTGGCCGCACGGATAGCGCCATAACGGCGCTCAATCTTCTGGCCATAGCGATGGATAGCCGATTTGCTGATGACGTAACCCTGCTCACGCAGCAGGGACTCCAGCTCGTTATACCCGCTGAAGCCGGATTCAGTCAGCGCCCGCTCAAGCCAGCGACGCACATCTTCCGGCAGCTTTTCTATCGTGCTGCGTCTGGCCATTATTCACTCCAGTACTTTTCCGGGCGGGCGATGCCGGGGCCGCATTCCACAGTGTATTCCACCAGGTCGACGCCGAGGCGGGTCAGGTCGGCAAACCAGTCGCCGGAGGGTTTTTTCTCCAGATCTACCATCTTGCGGTCGGCCAGATAATCCAGCTCACGGCGCAGCTCCAGCGGCGTGGTGTCCGGGTAGATGGCGCGGGATACATCCAGCAGCAGCGTCTCGCTGGCGGTATACGGGCGGGTTTTGTTCAGAGCAACCAGCAGACTCCAGCGCAGGGATTCCCGGCGCACGCGGGCGATATCAACCATGGTGACCTCCTGTATGACGGTACTGCTGTACCACTTCCAGTTTGTTGTAGAGTGCGTCCAGCTTGGCCTCGATGACCGTCTGTCCACGGATGTAATCCTCGCGGCGGACGTAGTTCAGCGGTAAATCCGCCTTAAACCGCATAAATTCTTTTTCCAGCTCGCCCCAGTTGGAGGCGGACTGTTGCAGCGACTGCTCAAGGGAGGCGAACCGCGCCGCCTGACGTTCCTCCGCTTTACTGAACAGCCACTTGGCCATACCGCCGACAAAGCTCATGAAGGTGATGAGAAAGCCCACCACCGTCCAGAATTCAACCTGCAACGTCATTTCTGTAATCCTTCCCGTTCGTCCAGCAGCCCGTTTATCTGGCTGCGCCAGATGCGGCACTGCTTCGCGTTGTCGATGATGTTGGCGAGGACATCACGCTGGGAGACGCCTGAGTCGCGTAGCCAGGCGTCAGCGGTTTCAGGTTGCCCGGACGCTGCGCCAGTGCCGGTGCCAGCGGCGGCAGCTGTGTCTGAATGACCGGTGTCGACGGATGCGTTGTCATATCCGAGCGCGGCGTTGTACTGGCGCACGAAACCGCGAGTAAACACGCAATCAATGGGATGGCTCTTACCTTTTTCATCAATCCAGCGCTGTGTGACATCGTTAATTTGCCCCTGTAGTTGTTTGTTCTGGCTCTCCAGTTGAGCAATCTGCTCAAGGTAACTGGCTTCAGCCTGCTGCCCGGAGGCTACCTGCTCCTGATACCGTTTTGCCCAGGCCCGCAGCGCAGCGTTCTCAAGCGTTGCCTGTTCGGTTTTGTAAGTATCAAACGCTGACTGCAGCCGACTGAGCGCTGCGTCACCGTCACGTTTTGCGTCCTCAGAACCGTCGTGATAGCCCCAGCGGTTCAGTCCATAAAGAACAGCCACCAGAACAAGCATCAGCACCATGCCGCGCCACGGTAATTTTTTAACCAGGTTCCACACAGCTGCCGCCCCCCCATGTCAGATAACGGGGGGCCAGTTCCCGCAGAATGCGCTGCGGGTAGTGGCGGTTCTCACGCCAGCTGGCGGCGCTGCGTCCGGCATTGACCGTGGCGACATGACCAAACCAGCGGGCGCTGTCCAGCCCTTTCTGCGATGCCAGCCGTTTGTCACGCTGCACCCAGCCCAGACCGCCGTTGTACCCCGACAGGGCCATGGCCATCCGCTCACAGTTGTTGGCGGCGCTTACTCGCTCCCATAGCCAGCGGTCATAGCTGACCAGCGCCCGGATAGCCCATGCAGGATTGAACGGCTCGCGGCTCTTAAGCCCCGGCATTAGCTGGCTTATCCAGTCGGCAGTGGCGGGCATAAACTGCGCCAGTCCCTGAGCACCAACCGGTGAGACCGCATCAGGTCGCCAGCCGCTTTCCTGATGCAGCTGCGCGGCAAAATCGGCCACCGGCGCAGACATCCCCCATTCAAGCCGGGCATTACGGATCACATCGTCGCGATACTGCAGCGCGGCCTGCGGTGGCTGGGCTGCGCGGGCCTGACTGAAGAAGCCGCCACACCACAGCAACCAGGCTACCGTTGCTGAACCAAAGAGCTGCCACCAGAAACTGTGCTTACCCGTGCGAGCTTGCCCGTGGCGGGCAAGCTCGATGTCAAGCCCCAGCAATACCAGCACGGCCCAGACAACCTGAGGCCAGTACATATAGAGGGTCATCGTTAAAGCCCCATCGCTACGGCCAGACAGACTGCGGCAACAATCAGCGCACGGCGGATCAACGCAGCGGAAAAGACCAGGTGAAGGCCAGTCTGGACGGGGAAGCGACCATCAGCCATCAGCCTGTCATCGTGCTTCAGGTACTGACCGGGGCGGGCTTTGGGGAAAAGCGAACGGTCAAGCCAGTAGCCCAGCACAGCCGCCAGCGTGATGAGCGACAGCTTGTAGACAACCACCGGCAGCTGCTGGGGCGAGACCAGGCCGATGGTGCCGAGCAACAGCACAGAGGTCAGCAGCCAGCCGCTGAGGCGGGGCTTTTTAACAGAGGGAATGAATTTTTTCAGGTTTTTCATGAGCGTCTCCTTGTGTAGTGGAGACAGCATCACAAATGGTCGGGGAAAGGGATTTTAAACAGCGTTAATAGTGAGGATGCGGACGAGAACCGCATGATGGCTTTGAAAGAACGACCAGCCTGGTGCGGTAACACCAGGCTGGTCATCAACCCACAGGTATGCACTGTGAGCCGACCAGGGTTCAGTCAGTCTCGCGAGACCAGACTAGCCTGCCATATTTTCATTGATTGCAAAAGGCTTACGGATAATGAAAGAACAATCTTTACCCATCGTCCCATGGATTGGTGGTAAACGTCGTCTGGCGAAGCATATTTTACCGTTGTTTCCGGCCCATACCTGCTATGTGGAGCCGTTCTGCGGGGCAGCTGCGCTCTATTTCCTAAAGACTCCCAGCAAGACCGAAGTCATTAACGATATCAACGGGGAACTGGTGAACCTCTATCGGGTGGTAAAACATCATCTGGAAGAGTTTGTCCGCCAGTTCAAGTGGGCACTGGTCAGCCGTCAGATATTCAAATGGCTGCAGGACACGCCGGAAGAGACGCTCACCGACATACAGCGGGCGGCCCGGTTCTACTACCTGCAGAAACAGGCTTTTGGCGGCAAGGTGGCCGATCACACGTTCGGAACCTCCACCACAAGTGCGCCGCGCTTTAACCTCCTGCGCATCGAAGAAGAACTGTCGATGGCACACCTGCGCCTGTCCAGAACGCTGATAGAGCATCTGGACTGGCACCAGTGCATAGAGCGTTATGATCGCCCCCACACGCTTTTCTACTGTGATCCACCGTACTGGGGAACGGAAGGCTATGGTGTAGATTTCCCTATAGGTAACTATGTCCACATGGCGGAGCTGGCGCGGAGCATCAAAGGTAAGATGATTATATCGGTGAACGATATCCCGGAAATGCGGCAGGCATTCAATGGCCTGAATATTCAAACCGTTGACATCAACTACAGCCTGGCGGGTAAGCCATCACCGCGCCAGGAACTTGTGATATGCAATTTCTGAAAGGAGAAACGCATGAGTTCAGCAATCAATAAGCCCAAAGCCTCATACTTAATGGGAATAACCTGCGATGAGTATGAAACTGCAGCAAAAATCTACACACTTAGCGTCAATGCCGACAATCTGGCAAAGGCAATAAGAGAGATGCAGGCCGCGCTTGAGCGGGTAGAGAAAACGCCGCGAATGCCCCCTGAAGATAAGCTGAAAGGAATACTCATTGGTCAGATAAAATTAACTATTTCCCCCAATCCCAATAGCCATGCGGGCTTGCTATCAGGCCCCTGTTGTTGATGGGCTGTGACACCGTCAATGCGTAAAAAATGATACTCAAGGGCGGATTTAAATCGCCCTTACTTCTATTAGAACTGCACGTGTTTTTAAGCACTTTCCTAAAAAAAGAAGTGAATCACTGCCCAGATAACTAAGGTGATGACGACCAAGCCAACCGCAAGCTCAAGCTTATCTTTAGATGTCATCTTGGCTACAGCAACAGAAGGGGAATCTGGCTCTTTAGTCGATGGATTTTCAGCTGAAGCATCCAAATTTTCAACATGCACCTTATCGGTTACAGGCAAATTATTTGCGTTATCGAAAGCGATTGACTGCAGCTTTAAAAAGGTTTTTGCATCCGTTTTAGCTAGAAGCTGCCTATTCCCCGTGAATGCCGCTTTAAATGTTATGGTCTTCTTTGTCTTATCTGCTGCGCCAAGCAAGCCTCCAATGACCAAACCCGCGCCACCAAATATTAGCCCACCAAGGATACCTGTGCCTGCGGCCTTACCTATGCGGCTTTCCACCTCACTGTCTGCAATTTCAATTGATAGCAGCTCTTCCTTCGGGTTCAGCACAATAGCATCAGGGAAGCCTTGTTTAGGTTTTTTACCGAAGACAATAGTGCCAAAGCCAAAACTTGCCCATCCCTTGGGAAAATTTCCTGCAATAACCTGAATACCCGCCATGTTGGTCTCCTTTTTCTTATACATCCAGCTTATTCTGCATTAAAGATTCAGAGCATATCATGATGCTGTTTTTGTTTTTTTGCTCACCTTTCCCTGTTCCGCCAACGCAAAGGCTGTACGCTCTAAAGCCTTTTTGTCTGAATCATTTAAGTGCTCATAGTTGTCCAACAACGCCGCCTGCCGAGTTGTTAAGGAAGGTCTCTCTACAATAGACCCTGGAGCACACTGACCAGTAAGTATGTAAGTAACATCTATGCCCGCTGCATCCAAAAGAGCCAATTTATCTAAGGGCGTATTGCCCTTTTCCATCCAGTTGTAAATCGTCGCACGAGATATGCCCGTTAACTTAGCAACAGTTTGAGGGCCGATGCGTTTTAATTCCTCAACTAGACGATCGTGAAGTTCTTCTAAAATAATGGACATATACCTTGCTCTGTCTAATTTTTTAGACAATAATCTAACACACATAGTACAAACATAGTTGTATCAACCAAGGAGACAACAATGACTGCAGACCAAGTCAAAACGCTCTTCCGCCAGCGGGGAATTACATTCACCCAGTGGGCAGAAGAAAACGGCTACAGCCGTTACGAGGTCTACCGCGTTCTCAACGGTCAGACCAAGGCTCGGTACGGTAAATCCCATGAAATCGCTGTGAAGCTTGGACTTAAATCAGCAGCCCAAGCCGCCTGATGATTTTTTGTCTGCGTAAAAGGTTATCACATATTGCAAAAAGGGGAATGTGACATGAGTAAGGCAAATGTATCCAGTTCTGGCTCCCGCATTCTGCGCGTTCTTAAAGCACTGCGCGGTCACGCTCTGAACGGGGTTTCTAACGGTGAACTGGCATCAGCTCTGGGAGAGTCTCCAGCCAACATCAACCGCGCCCTAAATACCCTGATTGAAGAAGGGCTGGCGCTCAAGCTTGAAAACGGGCGTTTTGCTCCTGGTGTACAGCTTTTGCAAATCGCCATGGCCCATAACAATGAAATGTCCCGCGCACAGGGGCGCATCGACGAACTTAACCAGCGTGTACTGGCTGGTAGCCGCTAAGGAGTAACAATGGCTCGCACAAAATCACAACATGCTGAACTTGCACCTGACGTGGAGCTAAATCCCGAACTGAAAGCGACTCAAAATCTGATGGCGACAGTAACCAGCCAACTCAGTGATGAACGTGATCTGCTGAATCAGCTTCTTGGTCAGGCACAGATGGCTGATGCATTTGAGCAATTTTCCCGAACAGTTCGGACTTCTAAACTGGCATTTGTTAAAGAAAACAAGCTATATCGCAATCTAAAGGGCAAGAAAACACCGAACGGTTCGGAGTTTTCGGGCACATGGGATGAGTTTTGTAATGTTCTCGGAATCTCCGTTGATAAAGCAGATTTAGATATTGCCAACCTTACCGCCTTCGGTGAAGAAGCCTTAGATTCCATGTCCCGCATGGGGATTGGTTATCGCGAACTGCGCCAGTTCCGCCGCCTGCCGGACGACCAGAAAAGCGCCCTCATTGAAGTAGCCAAAGAAGGCGACAAAACGGCCCTGCTGGAGCTGGCCGAGGAAATGATCGCCAAGCACACCAAAGAGAAAGAAGACCTCAAAACCGACCTCGAAATCAGCCGCCAGACGCTGGCCGAAAAGAAAGATGAGATCAACGTTCTCAAAGATCAGGCTGATGAACTCAAGGCGAAACTGACGCGTCGTGCAACTACAGAGACGCCTGATGAAGAAGGTCAGGCGCTTGAAACGGAAGCCACTGGCTTTAAAAGCGGCGTACTCAGCGCTCTTATCAACCTCAAATGCGGCTTTGAGGCACTGGCCGAACACGCAGAACGTACCGGCATCAGCCACACCCATATCATGGCAGGACTGCTTGATGATATCGAAGCCCGTGTAGTCGACATGCGTCAACAGTTTGACCTGCCTGACTTCCGCGAGATTGACAGCATGCCGGACTGGGTGAAAGAAGCACAGGAAGAGGATGAATAACATGGTCGCGTCACATCTGACACCACCAGTAAGAGAACGGGAACCGCAGGAAAGCCTTTACATGGATAGCCCGGAAGTTCTTGGACACGCGCTATGCACTCTTGTACCAGACATGATGGCGGGATTCTGCATCCTGACCAGTACTGGAGAAATCAGGATTTCAGCACCCGATGCGCATGCATTTGCCACCGCAATGGAAACGTTACTTCTGGAAAAAATTCACTATATCCAAAACGAACGCTGTCGCTGCTCTGCCAACAAACGGGCTGTTGAGATTGCGGAGAAACTTCACGAGAACAGTGAGAAATGGAAGCAATGGCAACAAAAAGCGAAGGCTGAATCATGAATCCAGCGCTGACGCAACGGCTTGTCAGCATAGCCGCCGCCGCTGACGCAGCCGGACACGGTGAAAAAGAGGCGGTATACCGGGCAGCGTGTGAAGAATTACAGATGTCACGCGCCACCCTGCTGAAAAAGCTTAAGGGGGTACGGATGAGCCGACCACGCAAACAGCGCTCAGATGCCGGTAAAACGACGCTGACCCACGATGAGATGCTGACCATCTCCGGGGCGTGGCTGGCGTCTCCCCGTCCCGGCAACGGTAAGAAAGGCTACAGTCTGGAGGATATTGTGGACGGATTACGCGATAACGGTCTGATTATTGCTGGCCGCACCGATACTGAGACCGGGGAGTTTTTCCCGCTCTCAATTGACGCTATCAGTCGCGCCCTCCGCCAGCATCGTATGCACCCCGACCAGTTACGGGCACCATCTCCTGCACTGGAGCTGGCCAGTCTGCATCCAAACCACGTCTGGCAACTGGATGCGTCCATCTGCGTGCTGTATTACCTCAAAAATCCGGCCAAAAGGGCAAAAGGGGACACCGGTCTGCGCGTCATGAGCGCGGCAGAGTTCAACAAAAACAAACCCCGCAACCTTGACCGTATCGTCAATGACCGGGTGTGGTCATTTGAAATCACCGACCACACTACGGGCTGGATTTACGTCGAGTACCGCTTCGGGGGAGAAAGTGCCGTCAACTTCCTGGAAGTGATGATTAACGCCATGCAGGAACGCGGCAGCGCCGACGTACTGCATGGGGTGCCGAAAATTCTGTTTACCGACCCCGGCTCTGCGCTGGTCTCGGCCTCGCTGCTCAATATGTGCCGGGCGATGGGCATCCGCACCATTCAGCATAAGGCTCACAACGCCCGCGCCACCGGTTCGGTGGAAAAGGCTCGTGACATTATCGAACGCAAGTTCGAGGGCGGCCTGCGCTTTCTCAGGGTGGATGATATTGATGAACTGAACCGGCTGGCGCGTCTCTGGCGTATGAAGTTTAACCGCACCGCAATCCATAGCCGCCACAGCATGTCGCGTACCGATGCCTGGCTGAGAATCACCGAAGAGCAACTGGTAAAAGCCCCGCCTCCCGAAATCTGCAGGGAACTGGCCATCTCTGCACCTGAAGAACGCACCGTTACCGGCAAGCTGCGCGTACCCTTCAGAGGCAAGGAATACGATGTGTCTGACGTTCCTGGTGTGTTCGTCGGTGACAAAGTACTGGTTGCACGCAATCCGTGGTCAGACGATGAAGCGCGGGTCGTTATCGTCAATGATGAAGGCTTTGAGACCTTCCACGTTATTCACGCGATACATAAAGATGAACTCTGGCAGTACAGCACCAGCGCACCGGTGATTGGTGAAGAATATCGACAGCTGCCGGAAACTGTTACCCAGACAAACCGCGATCAAGTGGAACAACATACCTACGGCACCGCCAGCCAGGAAGAAACCGAGGCGGCGAAGAAAGACAAAGCCCTGCCGTTCGGTGGTCGCTTCAACCCTTATCTGGACATTGAGCGCGATGACCACCCGGCCTACATGCCTAAACGCGGTCAGGCTTCAGATGTGCGCGGGCCGCGTATCGAGCAGCGTCCGCTGACCCATGTGGAGGCGGCGAAAGCCCTGCGCGAGAAGTTCAGCGCTAACGGCCATACCTGGACGCCGGAACATTACCGCCAGTTAGCGGCACAGTACCCTGATGGCGTACCGGAAACCGCGCTGGATGAGGTCATGGTCACCCTGACCACTCCGGCCCGCAACAGCGTTATCAGCATCGTTAACGGTAACTGAGGAGGAAGGCATGCTGGTACTGAAGCAACAACTGAAAGAGGCCCGCATCCCGCAGGCGGTGGTGGCAAGAGCCGTCGCCGTTTCCGAGGCCACACTGGCCCAGATTGTGAACCATAACGAGTGGCCCCGCACCAGTACGGAGGAGGTGCGCCAGCGTCTGGCGTTATATCTGGAAAGTCAGGGGATTGATACAGCGAAGAGTTTTGATGCTGCACAGGGCGCTGTCACGCCCCGTACAGCGGGTACTACCGATAAAACCAACCTCAGTGAGGAAGAGAACATGTTACTCAAAAAGCAGGTGTTATTTCCAGCAACTAAAAAAGCGTTTGGCCTTTTCCGTGACCCGTTCGCCGATGAAGCCATGCAGGGCGCGGACGATGTGTTCACCACGCCGGATATCCGCTACGTGCGTGAGGCGCTGTTCCAGACTGCCCGCCACGGTGGCTTTCTGGCGGTTATCGGCGAGTCCGGCGCGGGTAAATCCACGCTGCGCCGCGACCTGATTGAACGCGTTAACCGTGAGAACGCGCCGGTGATTGTCATAGAGCCATACATCATCGCCATGGAAGACAATGATGTGAAGGGCAAAACCCTCAAGGCGGCAGCTATCGCCGAAGCCATCATCAGCACCATAGCGCCGCTGGAGAGTATCAAACGCAGCCAGGACGCCCGTTTCCGCCAGTTGCACCGCGTCCTGAAGGACAGCAGTCAGGCGGGTTTTAGCCACGTTCTGGTGATTGAGGAGGCCCACAGTCTGCCCATTCCGACGCTGAAGCACCTCAAACGCTTCTTTGAGCTGGAATCCGGCTTCAAAAAACTGCTGTCCATCGTGCTGATTGGCCAGCCTGAGCTGGCGGACAAACTGTCCGAACGCAACATGGAAGTCCGTGAGGTCGTCCAGCGCTGCGAGGTGGTTGAACTGCTGCCGCTGGACAACAGCCTCGAAGAGTTTCTGACGTTCAAACTGCAACGCGCCGGTAAGCAGCTGTCTGACATCATGGACGCCAGCGCAGTGGAAGCCATCCGCGCCCGTCTGAGCAATCTGGGCAGCAACCGTAAAAGCATGGTCAGCCTGCTGTATCCGCTGGCCGTCAGTAACCTGGTGATAGCCGCCATGAATCTGGCTGCTGAAATCGGGGTTCCGCAGGTCAACGCCGACGTCGTCAAAGGAGTTTAATCATGAAATCCATCGCCGATATCAACCAGCAGATGAACAAGGTGCAGTCCGCCATTATGGCGCTCAACGCCATGAACACTACCGTGCAGAGCGTCATGATTGCTGGCAGTAAACCGGTTATCCGTATCGCCCGCAACGGGCACTGTGCCCGCCTGCTGGAGCAGGGCAAAGCGAGTTATACCCATGTTGGCCATGACGGCTCAGGGCGCTTCCGTCAGGGCGTCTTTGAGTTGCATGGCTGCCGTATTACCTGGTCAGAGTCGTTACATTAACCATAAGGTGAACAGAGATGAGCGAAGTAAATAAAGAAAACTACATGAAAGACCGCAAGGGGCGTCTGGTGCCGGTTGACCAGGTGTCTGACTATGACCTTGCGATGGACTCTTTCGTTAAAGAACAGGTTGCCGCCGCGAAGGTTAAACGCGATGAACTCAGCGACTTCAAGCGTCGTGCCTTTGACGAGTGCTATGCCTGGCTTGACCTTGTGGCCGAGAAGTACGGCAGAACACGCGGCGGTGCCAAAGGCAACGTGACCTTCAGCAGCTTCGACGGTGCTCAGCAGATCACCATCCGCGTGCAGGAAACCCTGACCTTCGGGCCAGAGCTGCAGATTGCCAAAGACCTGATAGACGAGTGCGTCACCGAGTGGTCGGAAGGCGCGAACGCCAACCTGCGGGCCATCATCAGCGATGCTTTTCAGGTGGACAAAGAGGGCCAGCTTAATACCGGACGTATTCTTTCCCTGCGCCGCGTCAAGATTCAGGACGAGCGCTGGAACCGGGCAATGGAGGCTATATCGGAATCACTGCAAGTGGCAATGTCCAAAACCTATATTAATTTCCGGGAGAAAGATAAACACGGGAAGCTAATTAATATCCCGTTAGATATCGCTGCCATTTAATTTTAATTCAATTTCTTTTTATTTCGGCGTCAGCGCTGTGGGTTTCTGCACGCCGAAAACAGCATTAAGGAATAAAACATGTCCATCAAATGTACCAACTGCCAGAAAGGTATCACCACCCTGAAGTTCAGCGACGCCAGCGTCATTACCTCCGGTAAGTACCGTGTGCCAGCCGTCCTCATCACGCTGGTATGCCCTCACTGCAGCCAGCATTACTACACCGAAGTTCCGGCCATGGAGTTCATCCCCTGCGAGGCAAAAAAATGAAAGGCATGAAATTATATAACCGCTCCACTATATACAATCTGGCCCTGAAAACCTTTGGCCCTGAAGCACAGGCGCTGAAGCTGATGGAAGAAGCCGCCGAGCTGGCCGCTGCTGCCGCCCGCAACATGAACGGACTGGGCAGTGAAGTTGATCTGGCTGGCGAACTGGCTGACGTTGAAATCATGATTGAACAGTTCCGCCTCAACGGGATGGGCCTGATGATTGATTTTCATAAGCAGAAAAAGCTGGAACGCCTTGCCGAACGCCTGGGGGGGACTTATGCCGCAGAATAATGAAAAGCTGCTGGAGAAGTTAAAAAAGCTGCTGGCGCTGGCTAAATCTGACAACCCCCATGAAGCTGCACTGGCCCTACAACGCGCCCAGAAGCTGATGCAGGCCTATAACATCACCCAGGCTGACCTCGCACTCAGCGATATTGATGAAAGCGTCAGTCACTACTGGGCAGCAGGTAGCGTTAACCCACCGCGATACATGCTGGGTCTGCTGGATATTATCCAGGTGGCATTTGGCGTTAAGTCTATTATTCACTCCGGCTTTAAACCCAGCGTTGGTTTTTACGGTAATAAAGACCGGGTTGAACTGGCCTCATATACATGGGAGGTACTGGCCAGACAATTAATCGTGGCCCGTAAAAACTATATTCGACAGCAGAATAAAAGAATCAAAAACACGACCAAGACCAGTCGTGGTGACAAGTTTGCCGAAGGCTGGGTTCTGGCCGTGCGCAGCGAGGTTCATTTATTTGCTATGTCCCGCGAAGAACGGGAGCTGGCAAGCCTCTGGCTTGAACAAAAATACCCTGACTCAGGCACAACTACGGGCCGTGGGGCCGGGAAGTCACGTGACGCAGACATGTCCCGCCACATCGGTTACAGAGAAGGGGAAAACGTCCGCCTGCATCAGCCCGTTGGCGGGCAGGAGCAGCATAAACTGAGGGCTGAAAGATGATGTTATCGCGTAAGAAGAAAGCACCGAACCCTTGTCGTACAGCTGCTAAATATCTTTTTGCTCGCGCCTTTTTTAAGAACGTAAGGCCCGGCATTCAAATTGGCATTATTGCTGGACGAGAGCAGGTTAAAAATTACATGTCAGGTGCATGGTGGAATAACGATCCGGTTACTACAGCCCGTAACATTCATATTAACTGGGGTGGGATTCATTATGATGGCTGAATCAATTGTATGTGCCCTGTTCTGGTATGGTCTCGTGGGGTGGTGTACTGCTGAACTGCACCGCCGCTCAGGTTTTTACTCACGTTACAGCGGTGCCGGACACTGGATCAGTTGGGCCGTTATGTTCATGTGCTGGCCTGTTGCGCTTCCTTTATATGTCGATTATATCGGTGGCGCAGGTAAAAGGAGCGACGATGATGACTAAGCAGCGTCTTATTCAACTCATCCATATTGCCCGCAATGACCTCCAGATGGATGAGGACACCTACCGCCAGATGCTACAGGGGCTGACCGGCAAAGCCTCAACCAAAGGGATGGATACCCCACAGCTAAACCGCGTGCTGGAATCCATGAAAAATAAAGGCTTTCGCATTAAGCCTGCCGGGAAAGCCAAGTCCGGCTTACCGCTGGATAGTCATCCGCAGTCAAAGAAAATCCGTGCGCTATGGCTTGAAATGGCTGCCGCAGGCATCGTCCGAGACAGTTCAGAGCAGGCGCTGGCGCTGTGGGTTAAACGGGAAACAGGCATCAGCGCGTTACGCTGGCTCAGCAATGAGCAGGCAAGTAGCGTGATTGAGAAACTGAAGAAGTGGCAGCGCAGAGCTGCGGGAGTGAAGCAATGAGCGACCTGAATCAGTTTCGTAGTAAAGGGCCGGAACTGTTGGTAGAACTGGCACAGCATACCTCTGAGACCGTCCGCGAGATTATTGATATCGAACCCGCAGTTGCCGACCAGATTGGTCAGGCCGTCGCGAACCGCATGATGCAGGTCTGGGGTGGGCAAAACGTCTATTTTCCGATGGGCATGGTCTGGAAGGTCAGTCAGCGCGACCGGGAAATCTTCCTGGAGTTTGACGGACGCAACCATCACGAACTGGCCCGCAAATTCGGTGTTTCACTACAGTGGGTTTACAGCGTGGTGAAGCGGGTCAGAAAAGAAGAATTGGATCGGATGCAGGGCAAACTGTTTGATGGTGACTCTGATTCAGAGAAGGTGGAAAATAGCTAAGCTATTTATAGGAGGACAGATGGCCAGACCAAGCAATATTGATAAACTGCCAGAGGATGTTCGTGCCGAGCTTCATAGCGAATTATCGCGCACAAACTTCACCGGTTATGAATGGCTCTCGCTCTGGTTAGCCGATAAAGGTTACAGCGTATCGAAGTCAGCCATTCAGCGTTATGCTGTCGCGAATAAAAATGAAATTCTGGGCCTACAGCAAGAGAGTCGATTCCATCAGGCACAGCTTCGACTTAATGCGCTTGGTGTAGCGGCAACAATTTCACCAGGAAAAGACCTTGGAAGTTTGAAGAATGATGCAGATGCACTACTAAAATGGGCGTTGTTTGGTTACTGAATGAGTGGGGGCATCGTCCCCCTTAATTTTCATATACTGTAAATGAATTACATAACCTTTTGTTTGTCTCTTCCCATCACGTACCATAAAGTCCCATTTATCTTACGGTACCCCCTATATTTATCTCACGTCTAATCAACATCACCGGCGTCGATGCCGTTCAGTTCGGCAACACGGGACAGGTAGGCATTAAATTTAAAGCGGGTTTCCTGGCGCATAGTTTTTCCTGAAATTAAGGGTTAATCGTGAAGGTTTTCCCGGACTGACTGACACCGGTCAGCAGTTCGTCATCAGGGCGTCACCGCCACCGCCGGTGGCTTTACTGCGGCGCTGCTGGGTCAGACTTTCGGTGTGGTCGAGACTGTTTTTCAGGCGGGTGAATGCCTGACTGGTTTCATCCGCCCTGTCAGTCACATCCTGCTTAAGTGCGGAAAAGGCGGTTTCCATCTCAGCAAGGCGCTGCTCAGTGGCGCTCAGTTTTTCCTGCACATGCTCAGCGACAGCGGTCACCGCTTCATGCACGTCATTCAGACGGGCGTCATCGCTGGCCTGTTTGCGGCCAAAAATGGATTTCACCTTTTCGGTCAGGGCTGTGAACACGGTTTCAGGCAGGTCTTCAAATTCCAGCTCAACAGGCGTTGCCACTGAAATCAGGTTTTCAGGGCTTAATTTGAAGCGGTTCAGGGGGTTGTGTTTTGCCGTGCGGCAGAATTCCAGGTATTCCGTACCGAGGCTTGCCGGGTCATCGGTGACGGCCAGCCCCACCAGATAACATTTGCCGGTGTTGGCAAAGTTCGGCTGAATTTCCATTGAGGTGTAGACCTTCTGCGCGGCCTTGTTCATCGCGATAAGGTCATCGGTCGGGGTGATTTTCGCAAACAGCGCCCATTTGCCTTTCAGCGCCGAATCGTCATCAATCTTTTCGGCCTTCAGTTCGACCACATCGCCATAACGTTTAAAAATGCCGTCAGGCAGGATGCCGCGCAGATGTTCCAGGTTAATGCGGCAACCATAGACTCGCGGGTCAAAGGTTTCGGCCATTTCCTGAATATCCTGCGCACTGATGACACGCCCGTCACAGGTGTCACCCTCAACGCCGATACGAAAGAATTTTGAGACTTTTTTTGCCATTGTCAGGAGTCCTGAATAGTGATTAGAGGAGTCACATGTCGGCATCAGTTTCCCGACGATGCGCATCCTCCGCCATCAGTCCCGGATGGCTTATCACTGACACAACAGCACCTTAGCGAATCGCGGGGCGCGACTCAGTAGCCTTGCCGTGTATTCATCACGGCGAGGTATTCATGACCATCACCACAGACACCACTCTTTTGCACGACCCGCGTCGTCAGGCGGCGCTGCTGTACTGGCAGGGGTTTTCCGTGCCGCAGATTGCCGCCATGTTGCAGATGAAACGCCCGACGGTGCAGAGCTGGAAACAGCGCGACGGCTGGGACAGCGTTGCCCCCATCAGCCGTGTCGAAATGAGTCTGGAAGCGCGGCTGACCCAGCTCATTATCAAACCGCAGAAAACCGGCGGTGACTTCAAGGAAATTGACCTGCTCGGACGCCAGATTGAACGACTGGCACGGGTAAACCGCTACAACCAGACCGGCAACGAGGCAGACCTTAATCCGAACATCGCTAACCGCAACAAAGGCGGGCGACGCAAACCGAAAAAGAATTTTTTCAGCGACGAGGCTATCGAAAAGCTGGAGCAGATTTTCTTTGAGCAGTCTTTCGAATATCAGTTGCACTGGTATCGCGCCGGGCTTGAGCACCGCATCCGCGATATCCTGAAATCCCGCCAGATTGGCGCGACGTTTTATTTTTCCCGCGAGGCGCTGCTGCGCGCCCTGAAAACCGGTCATAACCAGATTTTTCTGTCGGCCAGTAAAACGCAGGCGTATGTGTTCCGCGAATACATCATCGCCTTTGCCCGGCTGGTTGACGTTGACCTGACCGGTGACCCGATTGCCCTGGGCAATAACGGCGCAAAACTGATTTTTCTCGGCACCAACTCCAACACCGCACAGAGCCATAACGGCGACCTGTACGTCGACGAGATTTTCTGGATCCCGAATTTTCAGGTACTGCGTAAGGTGGCATCAGGTATGGCCTCACAGAGTCACCTGCGCTCGACCTATTTCTCCACCCCGTCCACGCTGGCGCACGACGCCTACCCGTTCTGGTCGGGGGAACTGTTTAACCGGGGACGCGCCAGCGCCGCTGAACGCGTGGAAATCGACGTCAGTCATAACGCCCTTGCCGGTGGGCTTCTCTGTGCGGACGGCCAGTGGCGGCAGATTGTCACCATTGAGGACGCGCTGAAAGGCGGCTGCACGCTGTTCGACATTGAGCAGCTCAAACGTGAAAACAGCGCCGACGATTTTAAAAACCTGTTCATGTGTGAATTTGTTGACGACAAGGCGTCGGTGTTCCCGTTCGAGGAGCTGCAACGCTGCATGGTCGACACGCTGGAAGAATGGGAAGACTATGCGCCGTTTGCCGCCAATCCGTTCGGCTCCCGCCCGGTATGGATTGGTTACGACCCGTCACACCGTGGCGACAGCGCCGGATGCGTGGTACTGGCACCGCCGGTGGTGGCCGGTGGCAAATTCAGAATACTTGAGCGTCACCAGTGGAAAGGCATGGACTTTGCCACTCAGGCTGAATCCATCCGCAAACTCACTGAAAAATACAACGTCGAATACATCGGAATTGATGCCACCGGCCTCGGTGTCGGCGTGTTCCAGCTCGTGCGCTCGTTCTATCCCGCCGCGCGCGATATCCGCTACACACCGGAAATGAAAACCGCAATGGTGCTCAAGGCAAAAGACGTTATCCGTCGTGGCTGTCTGGAATATGACGTCAGCGCCACCGACATCACCAGCTCGTTTATGGCTATCCGCAAGACCATGACCAGCAGCGGACGCAGCGCCACCTATGAGGCCAGCCGCAGCGAGGAAGCCAGCCACGCCGACCTCGCCTGGGCGACCATGCACGCCCTGTTAAATGAGCCACTCACCGCCGGTATCAGCACCTCGCTGACATCCACCATTCTGGAGTTTTACTGATGAGCAAGAAAAAAGGGAAAACACCGCAACCTGCGGCAAAAAAAATGACCGCCAGCGCCCCGAAAATGGAGGCATTCACCTTTGGTGAGCCGGTGCCGGTACTCGACCGCCGTGACATTCTGGATTACGTCGAGTGCATCAGTAACGGCAGATGGTATGAGCCACCGGTCAGCTTTACCGGTCTGGCAAAAAGCCTGCGTGCTGCCGTACATCACAGCTCACCGATTTACGTCAAACGTAATATTCTGGCTTCAACGTTTATTCCGCACCCGTGGCTTTCCCAGCAGGATTTCAGCCGCTTTGTGCTGGATTTTCTGGTGTTCGGTAATGCGTTTCTGGAAAAGCGTTACAGCACCACCGGTAAGGTCATCAGACTGGAAACCTCACCGGCAAAATATACCCGCCGTGGTGTGGAAGAGGATGTTTACTGGTGGGTGCCGTCCTTCAACGAGCCGACAGCCTTCGCGCCCGGCTCCGTGTTTCACCTGCTGGAGCCCGATATTAATCAGGAGCTGTACGGCCTGCCGGAATATCTGAGCGCCCTTAACTCTGCCTGGCTGAATGAGTCGGCCACGCTGTTCCGCCGCAAGTATTACGAAAACGGCGCACATGCCGGATACATCATGTACGTCACTGATGCCGTGCAGGATCGCAACGATATCGAAATGCTTCGCGAAAACATGGTGAAGTCGAAAGGCCGCAACAACTTTAAAAACCTGTTTCTCTATGCCCCGCAGGGGAAAGCCGACGGCATTAAAATTATCCCGCTCAGTGAAGTGGCAACGAAGGACGATTTTTTTAATATCAAAAAAGCCAGCGCCGCTGACCTGCTGGACGCGCACCGCATCCCCTTTCAGTTGATGGGCGGCAAGCCGGAGAACGTCGGGTCGCTGGGCGATATTGAGAAAGTGGCAAAGGTCTTTGTCCGCAATGAGCTTATCCCGTTACAGGACAGGATCCGCGAGATAAACGGCTGGCTCGGTCAGGAGGTCATCCGCTTTAAAAACTACTCACTGGACACTGACAACGGCTGAACATCGCCGCCTGCGGGCGGCTTTTTTACACCCCGTCATCACGCCCTCACACGTTCGCCACTGTACAAAACACCCCGCAGACACACCAACGCCCCGGCAGGCCGACTAAACGCCATCACGACGCGCTCAGACGCTGAAAAAATAAAATCAGCACCACCGCCAGCGCGCAGTGCTTTCCCCGCCTCGCCCGCCCGCTTCATGGGTCGGTTTTAATGCAGGTGCACGAACACACTGGAGACGCACCAGTACTGGCGGTGGTCACGTAGATCCGCCCCTTAAAAGCCATGCAGAATAATGCAACTATTGCGGGCGTCGGCTAATCATCTTCTAAAGGTGGAATTTTGATGCCACTAATTAGCAGTACTTTCCGGTATGCCTCAAAAATAATGTTGTGTGTTTTTTGTAAATCATCGAGCATTTTTTGCCGTCCTGCTGGGGTATCTTTGGCAAAATTATGAGCGCGAAAAAAATCATGTGCCAAGTAGTTTCTGGCTTTAAGAGCATCTGACACATACTCCAGTGTATCAGCATCCTCCACCATCCTAGACTTCAGTGCGTAATTCAATTTACCCAGCGTGTATTTATCCATTTCTAAAAACTGTTTTTTCAGCGACTGTATATCTTTCCCCTGACTCATATCATACTCAGTGATAACATTTATCAACTCAGTCTCCAGTAATTGAGCTGCTTCCGAAGCATAACCAAATTTCCAATAAACCGTATCAAGCGTCACCATATAATCTATTCCCCATATAACAAATCACACCCCAAATTAAATCATAATACATAATTAAATCTAACGCCTCGCTGCACCAGAAGAAGTCATGTTAACGCTTATCATGGAACTTTTTCCATTTTGTCATCAACTTTCCAGCATCAAGTTCTACATGATGCGGTTGTAGAGTTTTACCCTCAAACATAGTTTTGTGGATACAATTAATAGAAAAATGAACCGTTAAGTCCTCTGGATTAATCCCCATTAATCCTTTATCAAACATTCGGTGTAAACTTACTTCAAGTAACAGGCCATTAGATGTGTTATTATTTGCTGATTCTGTTATTGCTTCAATATGTGCGGCTTCCAATATCCCCTCTGGCAATGGATAGCCAGTAATAGCACATCTGCCATTGAAGTTATCCCAAACACGGCGTTTGAAATCAGCTTGATCTCCAGCATGACGGACTTTGTGAGTAACCTCGACTGTTCGTCCTGTAGCACAGGTATCGTTTGCGGCCTTGAAAGGATTAGTTAGACTTTCATTAATGGCTATATCCGTTCCATCCATGATAAGAGATATTTCATTATTGGGTTCGGATGATGTTAATGGACTTATGTACTGATTGCTTAAAAAAGTCATACTAGATTCTTCATCAGTCGCGAGTTTCCACGCTTCTGATTGTGTCATTGTTAGCAATGCCGTTTGATAAACTTGCTTATTAAAATAACGTTTATCTTTCTTGTCACTCCCCATATTAATAGTACTAGATTTAATCGGAAGTGTTTTATCACCAATTAGTAGATCACGTATTTCTACAGTCTCTTCTAAGGTATCAATAGGAGCTACTATAGGGTTAGTCAACGGGTTATCTACATGATCTACGTGGTTGTGTCGTAAATGCCACTCTATAGCACTATCTTTTATATGTATCTCGCAGACAGGGCATACAATAAGCCCCATAGATGTTACAGGTAGCTTTTTGCCACCGATTAAGCGTAATGTATTTGCATTCTGGTTATGTACTTTCTTTTGGTTCTGTGTCAGTACACTACGCTTAGCCTCTAAACGGGTCGGAATCTTAGCAAGATTAAGCGATTTACGGCTCTCTTGTCTCTCAAGATCATAGATCCGAATCCCTGCTCCAGTTTTGATTTTTGTCCACATAGAGATAGAACTAAGGAATTTATGTCCATGTACTTTTTCATAATCAGCATAAGCTTGCAAAGTAGCAGTGGAACTATCTAATCCTTTTTTACGGAGTGCTGTATATTGCTGAAAAAGATTAATAGCATGAGCTGTAATAGAGCGCCTATTCTCTATAATTTGCGTTTTTTTTGCTGCTTGTTCTGCTTGCAATGCTTTTTGTTCAGGGGTAAGCGACTTCTTTTTGGCTTTCTTGGTTCTTTTCTTACTCAAAGTTTTCTTACTGTTATTGTTCATTTTGCAAGCCTTTAATCTAATTCATGGAAAGGGGCATTCACTTGCCCTGTATCCAGTAAACTGACATAACACGATATAAGCAAGCTCCGTAATTCTTTCATGTTAATCATCAATGGTCCATTGTGAATCCCGGCCACTCATCAGCGACCGGATACGTGAATTTTTTACCGTCGTAATTTACAGTCGCGCCACGCGCCAGCGCCTCAAGCTCCCATCGCTGCGGCCTGATACCGTTCTGAGCAAGGTCAACGCGGATACGGGTGATTTGCATTCGTTCCGACCTGTTCAGTCTGGCCGATGGCGCTATTTCATGCGGTTTTAACGGGCTTCCGTTTCTTTGCTGACGGTTTGGTCTTCTCAGGCCGTGTTTTAATGCGCTTCTGAGCGCCCTCACGACCTCCGGGTCATTCCATTCGATAACACCGTCATCAACCAGATTAAGCACGGCTGCGGCGTGCTCAGAAGGTGTGGGAGCCGGTAACGAAGTATCACCACCGGTGAGCTTTCCACAGTTATTGACAGGACTCCGAGGCGCGGCGATGCCGCTTTTTAAAGTCAAAGGCTCAACGACCGGAACTTTCGGCACAATGCGCCAGTCCGTCGTTCTGGTGATATGAATATGACGCGCGCCGAGATGCGGCGCGTAAATGCCGACCACTCTCTCGACTTCTTCCTCATACTCGTTAACGTCATCCGACGGGCTACGGGCGACCCTGACAGTCTGACAATCGCGCGGGACATTTGCCCCACCCTGCGCGCTGATATACAACGCAAAATCACCACTGTCTGCGGCGGCGCGTGCAGCCTCGACGCGTTCGTCAAACTCATCAGCAATGCTGACGCCGCGAGGCAATTTGCGTAGTTCACGGTAAGCCCCCATTGTCGGCAGGCCAACCGTTTTAAATTGCGGAATGCGCCACGTTGACGCCCATGCGGTAACAGCCGCGGCAGTATCTTTCAGCGGCCTGCCAGTATCGTTATCGAGCTGACCATCCAGTGCATAGCCGTCGATGTTTTTTGAGATGTATTTCGCGATATATCCCGCAGCACCGCCCCGGTTAAGGTGTTTTGCCTGAAAACGGTTTCGCGCAGCGCCTCTTTCGTCACCATCCTCTTTGAGCGCATAGCGACGCATGATTTCGATAATCTGGTTACGCTGGCGTGGATTACAAAAAAGCATCATATGCCAGTGCGGCGTTCCGTCGTGGTGTGGCTCAACGACACGCAAACCGTAGACCTGTAAATCATTATCCTTGAATGCCGTCCGCATCAGGCTCCAGATACGGCAGAGATAACGCTGCGCATCCTTTGGATTAAATGCCTCATCGTTCCAGCCGTGATTAAGCTGAACGGTTTTACTTTCGCCTTTTCCGACCTGACGTGTCGGGTGATACTTTGACGGCGCGGTCAGCGTGATAAACATCCCCACATCACCCTCTGCGGCGGCGTAACGCTCAATACCGGCAATGGTGTTCATCAGCTCCATCCGGCGAATTTCAGGATTAGAAATACTGCCCATCACCTTACTGATAAGGTCGATGCGCTCGCCGGTTTCCCTGTTTTCAAGGTCACACGATTTAAGAAATTCCAGATTTGCCTGGCGGCGTGCACGTACATCACGAATGGCATGTTTACTGGCATAAGGAGAACGGTCTTTATTCACCTCCCCGACAGCAATCAGTAACGCCTCATGCCAGCGCATACGCTGGCCTTTAAGCTGATGAGTCCACCACTCATCGTTAAACAGACGGGCAATGGCAGAATATGCCTGCCTCGTGGTTATCTGTCCTTTACGGTATTTTTTCCAGTAGAGCGGGGAAATATTGAAAGCACGTGCAGCGCCAGCAACATGACCATACAGATGATCCTGCGCCTCATCCGTAAACAGCGATTCTTTTTCGCCATGCGCATCCACCCAGGCATCGCAGAGTTCCTCATACATCATGAAAAGCTGCGATGAGATACGGGCGGCAAACTTTTTCAGCTCCTTGTCATTCATCCCCGGCAGACGCGCATAATGGTCACGCTCTGCCAAAAACAGCAACGACGCGTCGGTGTTCATTTCATGGCGCTGATTCACACGCTCAATGCGCGGCCATAAACGACGCTGAAAAGTGGATGTGAGGAAATAAAACCCGTGCACCGGGCTTTTATTGCGCCGGATGTAGTCATAGCGTGAAGTAAACAGCGAGCGCAAAAAGTAAGGCAGGCGGTTAATCGTGGATAAAACACCTTGCACCTGACGCATCTCATCACGTGTAAGGGGTCTTTCGCGCCCGACAGCCTCGCGTGGCGCGTTCCATGCATAAGCACCGGCAAACGTCTTACCGGTGCCTGCGGCAAATGCTGACGGAGGGACAAAACGCCCGGAGGCTTTAACGGCCATATGAGCCAAAAGCCTCTGAACAACGCTTGCTGAGTTGCTCAACCTGCGCGTTTAAATCAGCAAAAGACTTTGCGCTTCCGGTCAGAATATCGTGATGCATCAGGCCGGAAACGAGCTGGCTTAATTTCGGGTAATAACCAACCACCGCCAGCCATTCCTGACCGGCGTTTTTACCGCTTTCCGCTCTCTTTTTCTCGTGGAGAATAAACTGAAAGCTGTCACTGGTAACGACATAACGTTCGCCAATTTCAATACGAATACTCATGCCGTTCTCCGGTAATGTTTGTTTTTTGCTTCAAAGACTGACTGACAGGAAACACAACGCGTGGCTGACGGATAAGCCGCACGACGGGCAGCAGGTATTGGCGCGTCACACTCTTCGCAAACCAGCGCAGAAGCACAGCAATGTTTTACCCTTGCCGCGTTAATCTGGCGCTCCAGTAATTCAGCCTGTTGTTCCTGAATAAAATCTACGTTGTCCGGCATTACCAGCTCCTTTTGTCGTTCAGCTTCTTAAATTCATCAGCGCAATAACTGGCGAGTTCTGTCATTAATTTTGTCAGTTCATCCACTGAGGAAACTTGCTTGTGGAATACAGCGCGTTTAACAAGTAAATTGACCACATCAGACAGGAGGTTTAATTCACTCTGATAAATTGCGATAACAGATTCAGTTATTTCGCGCTTCTCTTTATCAATACCAAGTTGAATAAGAGACAAATCACCATTTTTCATAACGGCGATTTTTAAGGCGTTATTCAGTAATACAACCGAACGAGAACAGGACATCAAAGTACCTCCCCGCGAGACAATCCGATATTGTGAAATTTTTCCGACTCCTGACTGAGCAGCTCGACTATCTCCACGCGGGATAACTCCGCCTTTGTGATGTGGCGAATCATGGCGTCAAGATGAGAAGAAAAGCGCGTCGCAGCGTCGGCCTGTGCTTCGGTTCTGGCCTGTTGCAGCAGTAATGCGTATATACCGCACTGATTTTCAGAAACTGTATGCATGACTTTCTCCAGGCAAAAAGAAGCCCCGCACAATTAAGTACGTTAAAAACTCTGGTTAATTACTTAATGCAGATATTGCTCTGGTTTTACCGACGTCAGAATTGTCGGCGCATACTCAAACAGGCTGAATAATTCACGTAATGCACGGAATAAAGCATCACGCCAGTAACATGATTCTTCATTAATTCGCCAGTATGGCTGGTTAAATTCTTTTTCTGTCAGTCGTGCGTGCATAAATAAAGTACGGCGCTGACTGACGGTTAAAAAACTAATATATGCATACTCACTTGCGCCAACCTGACGGCGTTTTGAGAATGCCCCACGCAGTTCATCAATTGCACAAACCAGCCGTTCACGTTCGACGTCGTTCATTTCTTCAAAACGCATCGTTGCGTGACGTTGTTTTAACTGCGCATGAAAGCAAACTGTTAGCCGTTCGCGCTCCATCATCTGATTATAATAATCACATGTATCCTGCCAGCGAGGGACGGCAAGATGCTTACCAATTATCCGGCGCATAGCTGCTGGCTGTTTTTCGACGAGATTGAGCGTCATCACTGTCATTTCCAGACCCTCCGGCTTTTCAGAAAGGTCAGAGCCTTTTTTAACGGACTCTGTTTTTTGGTGCGGATAATGATTCCCTTACGCCCCTTACCGTGGGTGATGGTGAAGTCAATCGCCCTGGGGCTTTCGTTACGCAATAACTGAGCAATACAACGAGGCTCATTCATACGATTCTCCTTAACGTGGTTCACCGAGACCTAACCACATCAACCAGCCGTCACGAATCTCTTTAGGACGGCTTTCATAAGCCAGTTTTAGTCCGTTATTCCATGCCGGAAGGTATACCCAATATTCACCTGCACGACCTGAAGCTGATTGTGGATCGGTCATATCAATTACAGGCAGCTTTCCTTTATCGATCATCCGACGAACCGCTCCTGTCGATTTTCCTATTAGTTTTGCGAACTCCTGATAAGGAATCGCATCAGTCATGAGTGTTACTTGCTTGCTCATGTCGTCCTCTAGCCCTCATGAATTGCGTTTAATGCCTTATAATGCCTTTTAGTGCCCACATCCAAGCACTAAACAATCTACATCTAAACTAAATACTATTGAGATCTAAACACCATGTCAAACACGATAAGCGAGAAGATAGTCTTAATGCGAAAATCAGAGTATTTGAGCAGACAACAACTTGCTGATTTAACAGGGGTTCCGTATGGCACGCTGAGTTACTATGAAAGTGGTCGTTCAACACCTCCAACAGATGTCATGATGAACATCCTGCAGACCCCACAATTCACCAAATACACTTTATGGTTCATGACCAACCAGATCGCTCCTGAGTCCGGGCAAATTGCGCCCGCTCTCGCACACTTTGGGCAAAACGAAACAACGTCGCCCCACTCCGGTCAAAAGACTGGTTAACAATTCATCGTGAATATATTCATTACAAGTGCCTACTATTGGTGGCTAAATTTCAGCCACCACGAAAAAAGCGATTAGTAGTCGCAAAAAAACACACCACTCGGAGGGTTTTCTGATGGCAATCAAAAAACTCGATGATGGTCGATATGAAGTGGACATCCGCCCTACTGGACGTAATGGAAAACGCATCCGTAGGAAGTTTGATAAGAAAAGCGAAGCTGTCGCTTTCGAGAAATACACGTTGTACAACCACCACAATAAAGAATGGCTATCAAAACCAACAGACAAGCGACGTCTGTCGGAGCTGACACAGATCTGGTGGGATTTAAAGGGTAAACACGAAGAGCATGGGAAATCTAATCTTGGAAAAATTGAAATCTTCACAAAAATAACGAATGACCCATGCGCATTTCAAATTACGAAATCGCTTATCAGCCAGTACTGCGCCACCCGAAGAAGCCAGGGTATTAAACCTTCGAGTATCAATCGTGATTTGACATGTATTAGCGGCATGTTTACAGCCCTGATTGAAGCGGAGTTATTCTTTGGTGAGCACCCTATCAGAGGGACAAAAAGGCTTAAGGAGGAAAAACCAGACACAGGCTATCTCACGCAGGAAGAAATTGCCTTACTGCTTGCGGCTCTTGACGGCGACAACAAAAAGATTGCGATTCTTTGCCTGAGTACTGGAGCACGTTGGGGAGAAGCAGCTCGTTTGAAAGCAGAAAATATCATCCATAACCGCGTCACGTTTGTTAAAACGAAAACAAACAAACCACGCACCGTCCCGATCTCAGAGGCTGTTGCCAAAATGATCGCGGATAACAAACGAGGTTTTTTATTCCCTGATGCTGATTACCCTCGCTTCAGACGAACAATGAAAGCAATAAAACCGGATTTGCCAATGGGGCAAGCCACACATGCACTAAGGCACAGCTTTGCCACTCATTTCATGATTAATGGAGGAAGTATTATCACGCTACAACGGATACTAGGTCACACACGGATTGAGCAAACTATGGTTTACGCTCATTTTGCGCCAGAGTACCTTCAGGACGCCATTTCTCTTAATCCGTTAAGAGGTGGTACTGAGGCCGAGAGTGTCCACACAGTGTCCACAGTAGAGTAA